ACATTCTCGTTCTCAGAAGAATTAATTAAACCATATCCTTATGTTGATGCACAAGGTCCCGATGATTTCAAACCCGCTTTAACATCCACTAAGTTTACTATTGGTGATCAAGTTGTTCAGTTACAGGATGACGGAAAGGGTACAGTTCAAGCAATCATAGCAAATGATTCGCAACGTGCTATATTTAAGAACTCGATTGGCACAATTAACTACTTGACAGGAGAAGTTGTATTACGTGATCTTATCATTCGTTCCTTTGAAGGTAATGCAATTCAGGTCAGCGTGAAGACAAAAAATCGTGACTTCACAGCACCGAAAGATCGAATCTTTAAAATACGTACATCAGATACAGTAATTAACACAAGGCCCGTATAATGCAATATCGACCCAAGTCAATATCAACTAGTATAGCATCGCAATTTCCTGCGTTCTATCGTGATGATGCTCCGGAGTTTATCGAGTTCGTAAAAGCATATTACGAATTTCTTGACGGGTCGAATGAAAGAAACTTCTCGCAACAACGTGATATTGATTCAACATTCTCACAATTCTATACTTACTATAAAGAAAAGTTCTTAAAGGGTTTGCCTAGACCTGCAGATGAAGATATCCCATTCCTTATTAAAAACATTGGTGATCTATATTTAAGTAAAGGTACGTCTGAATCACTTGAGTTAATGTTCAAAATGTTTTATAAAGTAGAAGTTGAAACGTATTATCCGGCGTCCTCTATTTTAACATTATCTGATTCTGATTGGTCGTTCAATACCTTCCTTGAATTGAAACCTGTTTCAGACATTACAGATTATCCTTTACGTAAAGGTGATGTGATTGAAGGGGATACGTCAAAGGCAACTGCGTTTATTGATGAAGTATTATTTTACAATGTGAATGGTCAACAGATTCCTATAGCATTTATATCAAATGTGTATGGATCGTTTACATCTGATGACGGGTTAAAGGTTACTCGTGATGGGCAACTATTATTCCCGGGTAAGTTGATTTATGGTTCGATTTCACAAATCGATGTCACAGATGACTCAAGCACCGCAAACAACAATGTCGGTGATCCATTACTACTCAAATCATATGGCAGTGGTGTTGTAGGTGAAGCGATTGTAACAGGAGTCGATGATGCTCCTACAGGTATTGTTCAATGGGATTTGAAAGATGGTGGTTGGGGATATGATACAGCATCTCCTACTGTATTCACATCATTGGCTAATGACCCAGCAGAAGCAAACCTTGTTTATATTTCAACACAAGTATTAATTGTTCAAGGCAATGAATTAGATCTTGAACCTTACGATGTTATTACTACACAAGTTAACGGAAACCCAATTTTAGGATTTGCGAACAATGGTGCCGATGTATACAATGTTACAACAACTGTACCTGACATAAAAATGTATGGTAAGGGTATGGTGATCAAATATGAACACCCTAACATATTCTTACAATCATTACCTGAAAATGACAACACATTGCACTTAGGAGCATTTGTTTGTGTTGATACAATAGATGATAATAATCATGTTAAGACAACTATTCCTAATCCTGTAGACGTTTTCCAACCGCCCAGATCGCTTGATGTGCGTGATTTATATTCGACAGCGACCGTTACACGTACTAGTGATGATGGCGGGACATCAACATTTAATATTGAAATAGGAAACCTAAGTCGATATAATGATACCGCAACCTTTAAACTTGATTCGTTTACGAACACAGAAGAAGTACGAATCATATCGTCAATTATCGCTGACTTCGTAAATGTTAGACCTTACACAGACGGAGTAACAGGTGGGTTGGCTGCTGAGATAAATCCGTTCACAAATGAACCTTGGTATCAAACAAGGATCATTGATGGGTTAGGTATCAAGAATAAAAACTTAGGAACGATAAAAGATCTGTTAGTAACTAACTCTGGATCTGATTATAAGAATAGTGTACGAACAATTATTAGGCATTCAGATATTGCAAAATACGGAAAGGGTTTGATAGGTTTACAATTCAATAAATCAAACATTCGTATTTCTCCTGGACAAATTTTCGAACAAACGATTAAGGTTCTTGATTTATCTGATGAGTCGATCAACAAACAACAACTTGATGTGATAGAGTATACTGCTAGAGGGCAATTTGTACGAAGATCAGGAAACACATTCTTTTTCCAACCTTTATCTTTCTATAGTTTTAGAGTTTACGATGAATCAGATCCTACGTCTGCTCAAGATATACAATATGGTGGTGATGCACTAAGAGTATTGAATATCAATCCTACAAATGATTCACCTGCAGGTTTAAATGCAGTTGTTGAAGGTAAGGCGAGAAGTGTGACAGGACGTATCACTGATGTTCAAGTTACCAAGTCAGGGTTCAGATATGATAACGGAGAAACTGTAGATTTAATAAACAACAAAGTTCCTACCGAGTTGATTCCTAATGACAAATACGAACAAGTTGTTGGTCGTGCAAGAATTGAAGTTGACGGTGCAGGACGAACACAAGGTTCATGGAAGACAACAACATCACACATTTCTGATAGCAATAGATTTGTTCGTGACAACAATTATTATCAAGAGTATTCATATGAAGTATCGTCTATACTTGATCCTTCTGTGTATGAAGAAACGCTTAAAGAAACTGTTCATGTTGCAGGAACAAAGTTTTTTGGTGCGCCATTGATTGCAACTATCGATAATGTGCAACCACAAGTTGATGCTGAAGTTACTGCAGGTACAAATACTATTCTTGTTAAGACAACAGAATCAGGAAACCCATTAGTGATAGAATCAGATTCGCCTCCAGGGGCAAGTGGATACGCTAGTATTAGTCATATGATAGTAGCACCTGGCGATTATAAATTTGGAACAAACACGATATATCAGATTATTGATTTGGGTGACAAAGCAGGTGACAGTGTTGAATGGAGAAGTGTTGCAGGAGACGCTAATAGCGGGGTAACATATTCACAAGGATCTATATTTACTGCTCATAATGACGGTGCCGAGTTAACTGGCGCTTTAGTTATACCTGCTCAATTTGCTGCATTGATTGAAACAGATGTAATAACTAAAGTTCCTTTCAATGAACAATCTGCATCTGCATAAATACAAAACAAATACTAGGAAATATTTTAAATGGCAAAGATTGTAACTGAAAATTTTAGAATCGAAGCGACAAACGATTTTATCGATTCGTTTAGCACCAGTGAAGGTAATCATTACTACATGATGGCCTCTACTACTGCGCAGGAAAATGAAATACAGAATACGCAATTATCAAAAAGAGAATTTCAAAGAAAGGTTATTTTTGGCAATAAAATAACTGGCGATAATGTCAGACATATGTTTCCTATTAACTCATGGCAGGAAGATGTTGTATACGATGCATATGATGATACGAAAGATATGTCTAATTCTAATTTCTATGTTACAGTTTTGACGGGTCAAATCAATCAAGCAAATTATAATGTTTTTAAATGCATAAGAAACAATAATAACGCTGTGTCAAAATCTAAACCAGTTCCTCCTTCAAGTGACGATAATCAATTTGAAATAACAATGGATGATGGATATGTATGGAAATATATGTTCGATGTGACTCCTTCGGATTATATCTTATACGGAACGAGTAGGTTTCTTCCTTGGACAAGAAATGTAACAGTAGAGCAGCAATCAACAGATGGGTTGTCAGATATTATAGTTGAATCAGGCGGGGTAGGATTGTTTTCTGATTATTTGTTTGGCGATTCAGCGGCACCTACTAGGGCAACCCTTTCTACTGTAACACAAGGTCAGGCATTGGTTGATGGGATCACTGAACAAGCGTATACACTTGATGTTATAGCATCTAGAGCAGTCAAAACTACCATTGATTCGTATGTTAATATGTACTTGCTTATTGACGGTGCATTATATGATATAACTTCTAGTAATCAAACACCTAATTCAAATGTAAGTCAAATGACAGTTGTTACTGATACAAATTTGAAAGATTATGAAGGTCAAGATTGCTATGTGGTCCCTAAAATAATTATAAGTGAACCTAATAATGCTGTTGGTGTTCAAGCACAGGCATACGGGATTGTAAATGATCAAGGTGATTTGGTGTCTGTTGCATTCAAAACAAAAGGCTCAGGTTATCATTCAGTAGAGACTTCTATTGCAAAACCAAAGGCATTAGAAGAAGACCCTACTGCATTATCAACAGTTGTTCGAGGAATACCATCACCTCAAGGCGGACACGCATCAAACTCTCCCATGGAGTTGTTTATGAGTAGATGTGTCGCTGTCACTAGTTTTTATTCTGATGTGAACAATAATGTTCCTGCTGTGAATGATTATACAAAGGTTGGATTGATAAAGAATCCGAAATTTGAAAACATAAACACGGGTAACGGTACTGTAGCATCACTTACAGTTGACGAGCAATATAGAATTATTGATTCGGGTGCTTCAAATAGTTTATCAGATTGGCAATCGGTTGCAGGTAGTTCATATACCTCATTTGAGCCGGGCACAATATTCACTGCTATTACCACAGGGTTGGGTTTGAGTAATGCAATATTAGAACCTTTACCTGTCACATTTGATAATCGTGTTAAAATTACATTGAATGTCAGAAACACGTCCGTCAACATAGGTGATATATTGACACAGCTTGTTGATGATCAAACTGTTACAGGTGTTGTTCATGAAGTCAAATATCCTACTGCTACAAAAACAGAATATTATGTTATAAATTCAGATGGGAATTATAATAAACAATTCCAGTCACCTACAGCACAAAATCCTGTTGCAAATATAGTTGCTAAGGCAAGTATTGATTCAGCATTTTCATCAACTATCACTTCAACAACTATAAATAATATTGAACAAAAGAAATATAGCACTTATTCAGGTGATCTTTTACACTTCGTAGATTTCGAACCCATCACGAGACAAGAAGACACCAAAGAAAAAGTAAAACTTATTTTCGACTTTTAAGGGAAAGAGTAAATTAAATGGGCATCAACACTAATCTAAATACTGCTCCGTATCATGACGATTTTGATTCGACCAAACAGTTCATCCGAGTTCTGTTTAAACCTGGTCGGGCGGTACAAGCACGTGAATTGACAACACTTCAATCCATCCTTCAAAATCAAATCGAAAGATTTGGTAATAATATCTACCAAGAAGGTACGATCATTGAGGGTATCAACCCTACTGTTGACAAGGAAATTAACTTTGTTAAGATTCAAGATCAGTCAGGAACTGAAATTGATGATATGACTGCTTACGCATCCACTGATGACGTTTCGTATTTCTTGACAGGAACGGTAACAGGTTTGAAGGCAAAAATTATTGCTGGTGCAAACGGGTTCGAAACTGAAGCACCCAACCTTAAAACATTCTTCATCAAATACTTGTCGTCACAAGAGCAAGCAACTAATCCTACTCTTGACCAAAAAGAATTTAAAAACGGTGAACCCTTAACTATCTCAAGATTATCATTACTAGATGATCCTGATGAAGTCACAGGTGAACCAATAGAACAAGATCAATTTACAGTAACAACTGCGAAAACGACAAGTGATTTGAATCCTGATCACGTAGGTAAATCGTTAGCGGTTCAAGTATCTGATGGCGTAATTTATCAACATGGTGCATTCAACTATGTTGTGCCACAATTGATAATTGCCTCTAAATACAATGATTCTCCTGACAATATTTCTGTCGGGTTTGACATTGTTGAATCAGTTATTGACTCTGCTTTAGATCAATCATTACTTGATAATGCACAAGGTTTCAATAACCAAAATGCACCCGGTGCAGATAGATTAAAACTAGAACCGAAACTTGCTGTGTATGATACTGATTTACGACCAGAAGATTTCTTTGCATTATTAAGAATCGAAAGAGGTGAAACAGTTTTTGTTCGTGGTGATACACAATTTAATTCTATTAAAAAAGAACTTGCAAAAAGAACACAAGACGAGTCGGGTAGTTATGTCGTTGATGGATTAGAAGTCACTACAGAAAAAGATTATCTTACAGGCGATCTATTTGTTACAGTTGGTGCAGGTAAGGCATATGTGTTTGGGTACGAGATCAATAATGTCGGCAAGACGAGAGTAAAAATTGATCCTGCAACAACAACAAATACAAAGTCACAGCAGTCGACTGGCGTATATGTCGGATCGTATATTAGAGTAAATAACCCCACATACACGGGCAATGCATTCCCTAACGCTAGCTTGCAATTTGATTTTGAGATAGGTGAAGAATACAACTTGTATTATCTTGATGCTGTCCCGATAGGTACTTGTCGTGTAAGAGATGTACGGGTTGATCCGCTTGACTCAACAAAACTTAGAATATATGTTTATGCTATTAAGAAAACATCTTCGGGAAAAAACTCCCCCATTAAAGGAATAGGCCCAACTTTTGCGGCAATGCTACTAGTTGATTCCGGCGAAAACATTGTGGAATCCAACAATAGCGCAATGATATTTAATACTGGACGAGCAGGAATGAAATCAGTTTCTGATGTTAAATTTGTCAGAAGAAATCGATTTACTCGTAATGATTCATCGCAAACGTCAACTGTGACACTAACATCAACAATATCAAACAGTTTTTCTGCTGTTCCGTTGAATCGTCCAGGAATGTTTGCTGTTACAACTACAGGGCAATACTTACCAGTAGATTCTGCAACAGACGTCAGTGTTAATGGCGATAATCTTGACTTGACATTTGATGCTCAGTATAATATTGAACACGTATATTATGATGAAGAGATTTCTGGTGTTCAACCCGATACTTTGAGTGTTGCTAAAAACAAGTGGGTCATATCAACTTATGATCCTAATACGAACAATGCTTGGATAGGCGTACCAAACGTACTTAAGTTACACAAGGTGTTGATAGGCGAAACAGAAGACGGCGAAGACACTATAGATGTAACTAATAAATTTGTTCTACAAAAAAATATACAAGATGCATATTATGGCATTTCATACTTGAATTTGAAACCTGGTGAGTCATTACCTGAAGGTAAGTTCAATGTTGTTGTTCAATTTGACTATCTTGCAAGAAGTGGTGTAGGTGGATACTTATCGCCAAACAGTTACTCGGGCATAAACAAGCCATCAGAATTCTTAGATAATTATACTGCAAAGAATGGGCAAAATTACAATCCATTAAATTCGTTTGACTTCCGACCATACGCAGATGGCGGAACTATACCTTCCGATGATTTCTCAGGTGCTAGCGCAACTAATGATCAAGACGCCGTTGATGCCCATAAAATTTATAGTTCTGCAATCAATCTAATTACCGACAGCAGAATATTATCACAACATGAATATTATTTAGGTCGCATTGATAAACTCGCCATTGATAAATCACAATCATTCGTAATGGTTAAAGGTCATCCTGCTGAAAAGCCGGTGAAGGTAGTGAATGATTCATTGTTTGGGTTAGCAGACATCACAATTCCTGGGTTCGATACGTCCACTATTGGTGCAAATGCTATTAAAGTTGAAAGAAACACTACTCGAAATTATACGATGCGAGAAATAGAACGAATTGAAAAGCGAGTCAATAAGGCATATGAATTAATTTCATTAAATATGCTAGAACAAAAAACAAAAGATTTGTTCATTCCTGACGGCAGCGGCAACAACAGATTCAAAAATGGTATTGTTGTTGATCAATTCCAGGACACAAGTGTTTGTGATCTGCTTGATTCTAATTATAAAGCATCTATCGATAAGGGTCAAAAAATATTAGCGCCTGCAGTTTCACAGTTCCCTGTTGATCTTGTAATCGATGATACAACATCATTAAACATATCTTCATATGATGATGTTACTACTCTTGATTCTAGTTCTCAAAAAGAACAATTATTAGCACAAGAATATGCGACAACATTCAGAAACCTTGCATCTAACTTTTACAAATATAAAGGTAATGTTGCAATGTTCCCAACATTTGATGCGGAATATGATGTTACTGCGAATCCTGATGTTACACTCAACATTGATATTGAAACACCTCTAGCAGATCTTGTTGACAATATTCAAGAATTTGTTCCGTTGACAACAACTGCACAAACTGGCACTGAAAGCGACACGACAATGGAAGGCAACTTCCGTGTGACATCTATAACTGATACATTCGAAACACAGTCGTTAGAAATGAACTCGGTTAGTCAAACTCAAGATCTAGGAACATATATCAGTGATTTCTCTATGAAGCCATTTATGGCATCTAAAAGAATTCAAATTGCTGTAGCGGGTTTACGTCCAAATACAAGACATCATTTCTTCTTTGATGATGTTCCTGTTTCAGTGTTTGTTGCACCGGGAACAGTTTATAGTGATGACATTGAAGCAGCGCAAAGAAGTGTCAAAGCAACAGACGTTTTTGCAACAGGTGACATAGGTGATCCTGTTAAGACAGATGAATTTGGTAGATTGTATGCTATATTTGAATTGCCACCAGAAAGATTCTTGGTGGGCGATGCCGATTTAATTATTTCAGATTCTGATCAATATGAAAGCATTGAATCTGCAGGCACATCTATTGCAAAATCAACATACCATGCTTACAACTTTGCATTGTCAACTACAAGCATAGGGTCAGATGTCAGATCTATTGATTTTGATGTTGGGTCAACGACATTCTCGACTGATCGTGAGATTCGAGAGTTTGTTCCGCCGCCTCCGCCGCCACCTGCACCTGCTCCAGTCAGACCATGGGTTCCTACTGTACGTTGGACTGGGTGGACAAGAAGATGGTGGTTCAATAGCGATCCTTTGGCGCAAACATTTACCATTCAACCCGCACAGGCAGAATACGCTTCAGTTATTTTTGTTGATGAGTTAGATGTATTCTTCAAGCGTAAATCTCCAGCAACAAGAAAGAACGGTGTTGTTGCTCACATACGTGAAGTTGAGAACGGATATCCTACTGCAAAAGTTGTACCATTCGGCGAAAAACATATTGATTGGAGTTTCATCAATACTTCTGATGACGGAAATACTGCAACTAAAGTTGTATTTGACAACCCTGTTAAATTAGAAGTGGGTAAGGAATACGCAATTGTCCTTGAACCTGATGCAACAGATCCTGATTTCTTTGTATGGACAGCAAGAGTTGGCGAAAATCAAATCGATAATGATAGCGTTCAAGTATCATCTGACTGGGGTTCAGGTATGCTGTTTACTTCTACGAACAACAAGGCGTGGCAATCTTATCAAAATGAAGACCTTAAGTTCAAATTGTACAAAACTGTTTTCTCTACTGATTCTGGGCACATTGATTTTGTTCCTAACGACATGGAATTCTTTGAAGTTGACAGAGCGTTAGCTGGGCCTGCATACATAACTAATCAAGGTGAAGGTGAAAGCGAAAATGTGACAATAAATGAAGGTCAATTCTTTAAGAATGATGAATATGCTTACGTCACTACAGGGTTAACTAATACAGCGTATCTTGATACACAGACTGGAAAATTAACGTGCAATGATCGAACCTTGGTGTTTGCTGAAGGCGAGATGGTAGAAATTAGTACAACGTCTGGGTCATCAGGCTATAAACACGTTTCTGTTGTTACAAACATTGCATCCTCGGGCGGCTCTGAAGTAATTACATTGAGAGAAGCGCCCGTACAAATTTCAACAAGTCAAGGAGCTGAGGTACCTGTCACTATAGGATCTGCTATTGGTGGCAAGGTTGTATTCTTTAATTCAAAAGACAGAACAAAGCTATTTATCAAAGAAAGTACAAGCACGCAGGATAAGCAATATACAATTAGTGATATACAACCACAAGTTATTACTGGTGCATCAACAGGCGCAACTGCATTGATTACTGGAATTGTTAATCAACCAGTTTCATATATACAACCGTTTATAATGGATCAAAATTCTTTGAGAACATCGACAGATTTGTCTTTGATGAAAGGCGCTGTGCCTGAATCCTCATTAGGTGACAACGAACTCGGTGAAGGTATGGGGTCTTTAGCAACAACATATTTAAGTTCTGATCAAAGAACAATTCCGTCTAAGCAAAATATTTTAAACGAGGCTGTGCCTAATGATGTTGACAGATTTAGATTACGATTAAATCTTGACAACTCAGAGTATAGGTTCACATCACCTGTGGTTGATAATACTCTTTCGATGTTGCAAGCGTATAATTACAGAATTTCAAATGAAGAATCGACAACATCTCAATATGTTTCTAAAAAGTTTGTTCTTGATCCTGGTGTGCCTGCCGCAGGTCTCAAAGTTCTTCTTACTGCGTTTAGGCCGACAGGAACTATTATTGACGTACAGGCACGATTCTTAAAACCAAGAAATCCTGATGAATATTCAACTTGGGAATCGTTGACTAATAACAATCCTGATGTGTTCTCGTCTTCAGGTAATATTAAAGATTATCGTGAATTTGTTTATGATCTTGCCCTTGAAGCAGATTACGATGCATTCCAATTGAAAATAGTATTGAAACATGAAGATGCAAGTTCAGGATCAAACTTATTCCCTCACGTTTCTAATTACAGAGCGCTAGCGGTAACTTAAATGGATAATGCATTCAAACGATCCACGAACAATATGCTAGTTAATTCTGATGTATCAGGATACGCTGCTGCAAAAATTCGTAAAAACAAAGAACAGGAGTATGCGAACTTGCTCCTTAAAGTAGAAAAACTTGAAACATGTGTTGACAACCTAAAACGTAGAATAGAAGAGATAGAAAACAATGGCAATTAACGATATAGATCAATTGACGGTTCAGGCAACCTTTGGTACGTGGGTTGATTTGACAAATGAAATCATTACTGAATTAGGTAATGTTGTTACAATGGGTCCTGATGCTGACGAAGGAAATGATAATAGTGATGGCATTACTCTTGCGGGACCAATTACAACAAAGAATGTTGTTCAAGGTGTCACCACAAATAGGTTGGCACCATTTAGCGGTAACACTATTGAAATTGCGGCAAATATTGAATTACAAGATTTCGCTAAAGTGTATCTTTCACATACAGGTATTAATGCCGAGGCGATAGAGTTTAACTATATTGATCCTGATCCTGAAAATGATACAGAATATGAAACTTGGAGAATGGGTCCACACACATCACAAGACGGCGATAATAATTCATTTTGGCATGATGAGTTTAAGATCATAGGCAGAAATGCTGTAGGCGGCGCTAACGAATCACAACTTATTATCGAACAGGCTTCTGGAGCGACTAAAGCAAAAATAACAGGAACAAACATTGTATTAGATTCAGATTTAATTGCTGCTGATTATGTTGCTGCTAGCGCAGCAAAATGGAATAATGCAACAAAGGTTAAGTTTGTCAACACTGTAGCCAAACCAGGTGATGTAACTGGCTCATTTAGCATTGATGGAAACGAAGCATCAGATCTAGAGTGCCAATTAACAATTGTTGGTGAGGTCGGCGATATAACTGATATTAAACTAGGCACAGGATTGATAGGCATAGATGCAGACGGTAATACTATTACTGCTGACGGTAATGGCATAACGACAATTGCTAACACACAACAAATTCAACACTATACACCTGATGCTGTAACTACCGCCGCAACTGGTGGTACATTCGTATCTAGAGTTGATAAGGATACTTTCGGCCATGTAACTCAAGTAAGAACAGCAAATGCTGATAATAGATACATCTTACAAAATCCGAGCAGCAACGCCGCCAGAACAGCAATCAGTGGTTCAGGATTAAGTATTAAAAAAGATGTTAAAGTGTCTTTTGGTGATAAAGCTACTCCTGGTAGTCAAGCGTCACTGATGTACAATGAGATTAGTGGTTCAACTGATCGTTTTGAAATTGTTTCTCCTGTACACATGACACTAGCTGCAGATGATAAAATTTATTTTGCGAAAGACGATGCGCTCGCAACTAATAAATTTGAATTCGATGTGGGTACAGGCAACTTTATTGCTACAGGTGATGTTACAGCGTTTGGTACAGCATCTGATAAATCATTAAAAGAAAATTTTGAACCTATTGAAAATGCCCTTGAAAAAGTTGATGCGATTAATGGTTACACATTTAACTATATAGATTCGCCAGAAAAAGGACGAGTTCCTGGTGTGATTGCTCAAGAGTTGGAACAAGTGTTACCAGAAGCAGTATATGAAACTACTGATGGAAAAAAAGCGGTTAGGTATGATAATACAGTTGCATTACTTGTTGAAGCAATCAAAGAGTTAAAACAACAGGTTGAAGAGTTAAAATCTCAAATAAAATAAGGTAACGTAGTGACTATTAAGAATTTCACAGATACTACTCCCGCAGATGGTGTGCCAGACTCACCAGAAAGCAAACTGTCCTTAAAAGGCACTTCAAACGCTAACGGGATAGCAAGAGAGTATGGCGACAGCAATCCTGTCTCCATGTCTGAGTTTTATTTGCAAAGTCCGAGGGGACTTGTTAAACCAGATCCATATTTTGCTAGTTTTGATGGCGAGTTTCGAAGAAATAATTATGCTAAATTAACTGGCACTAGTAATGTTTACGATATCTATATTGATAATGTACTCTTGCATGAAGATGTCGATGTAGGTTCTGATAAAAAAGCAATAATTGACATGGTTTATTTGAGCTCAGTACAACCTGTAGAAATTACTATTGGGTCAGCGGTTGGTGACAAATATAAAATTCGAAGGCGAGCTGCAAGACAATTACAAATACCAGCCTATAATAGTGATTCTTCTGTAGAAATTTCTGTAAGCGATTTTTTCAATACGAAAAAGGTCACAAATACTGAGCAAATTCATCCTGACACTAAAACAGTTATAATTTATGTATATAATAATCATGAAAATTATAACTTAATAGATGACTTATCTAGGTATTCTTCATATACCACAAATACAGAATTAGTTAATAAAGTTTTAGTGACTTTTAATAATGTAAATATATACTCTAATGATCCATCAATTCCTGCTGTTAATTTGTCAGGATTACCTGGTAATGTTCAGGTCGAAGCAAGAGTGGTAAATGACAGTGTTATAAGGGGCGCTGGAGGCAAAGGCGGCAATGCTTTTGTGGGTGAACTTGATGGGCAAGCTGGAGGAACAGCAATTGAATTTTTTAATGACCATCCGGATTCCAGTTTAAGACTTGAGGCTAGCAGAGTTTATGGCGGCGGCGGTGGCGGTGGCGCAGGATTGGCTAATCTTTTTCCCAATGAACAGACAGTCAATAGGTACTATTTTGGCGCAGGCGGCGGCGGTGGCGCAGGTGCAGGAGACGGCGGTGATGCTCAAGCAAACGGCTTTAGGTTCAACGCTTATAATGCTGAAATGGACGCAGATTTAATAGCCCAAGGTCGTCACGGCAGGTTTGTCACTGCACCGGGAGGTGTTTTAGATTACGACACTATATGGACTCCAAGAGCAGCTCATTTGGGCGGCGCCGGTGGCTCTTGCATCACAGATCAATTTGCAAAAGGATCCTGCCAAAAGACCGATACGAATAAGTATTCGTATCAGCAAACAGGGTGTTTTGCTGACAAGGATTCAGTCAATCGAAATTTAGTGCGCTGTCTTATGTCATATGAAGGACGTACACTACAGAACGTAACCAAGGACCCAAATGTATTCAGAAAATGGGAGTGGTTTTCAAACAAAACAAGCACCGCTGCTAGAACTGCGAGTGAAATATCACAAGGTATCGACTTCATAGAGTTTAGGCCTGGGAGCGGACAAAGTACCGTTGCACCTGCCTTAGATCGTAGGGCAGTTAGCAGATACAAGTGTAAAGATGATGGAAGGATTGAGTATGAGTACGGGGTGAATAATGCGTTTGATGTTTGGGTTACCTGTGGCGCTACCGGTGGGTGGACTGTTAATGAAAGCACCAAAGATGAAGTTAATCAACGAGGGGCTTCAGCGTCCAGGGCACCCAGTCAATGGAATGACCGCATCACGTACAATGGCACTCCAAAATTCAGAGAAAGTATTAGACCGGGTGGATTTGGCGGTGCGTACGGCGATGCGGTAAGTGATTTCGGAGTGGAAAAATCAGGTGACCGTTACCGCTCGGTGGCCTCCATGAAAAGTGGCGGCAATGCAGGCTATGGGCTTTTTGGTTCATCTGCAGATAACAGGGGTATACCTATAGAAATTATTGAGGATGCTTTGGGTGCAGGCGGCGGCGGCGGAGCTTGGGGTACTTCAGGCGGCGAGGGCAGAGGTACGGGGGGTAACTTTGGTGCTGGCGGCAGAGGCGGATATTCGATCGAATATACATCAAACATTAGTCGGAGCTTTTTTAACAGTAATACTTTCGGTCGTAGCTTCGTGCATGATTAATATAAATAAACATTATACTTTTAACAATAAAGAATAAAGGCAAAACCTAATGGCAATAAAATTTAGTGACTTACAGTTTATTCAATCGGGCAGTTTAGCATCCGATGATGTGTTTGCGGTGACTGACACATCAGAAAACTTATCATTCAAGATAAAATTTGAAGAGCTTGAACAGGCACTCATAACTGCAAGTACGTTTACTGATCATGATGCTGATATGGTTACAGCATTGAATGCGTATGCCAGCAAACCCGCAGCAAGCACAACGCCATTAAATGCTGGTTCTTTGGGTGGTTCAACACTTCAAGGTATCACAAATGCATATCAACAATATGTAAAAGATAATGCCGCTTCGAGTTTGTCGCAACTCGCAAACACCAGTCAAAACTACGGAGTCGTGAGTCTTGATACAACACTGCAGACACATTCACTTGCAGTAAGATACACTCAACCTGCTGCGGTTATTGGCGACCCTCCTGTTCTTCAGGGTTATCAAGCGATCACAACTAAAAACATACCTGAAGATACTTCACTGAACGCAACAAATTTATATTATAGTGAAGAAAAGGTAACAGATTATTTTGATTTATATTTCGGTTCATATTATAATAGATATGGCACAACATTTGATGAAGGTGATTTGACAGATAGTTTCTTTGATACTGTCGCCTATGCAGAAAACAAAACTGGTGAAGACGATCCTTTTGGGTTTTCAGCTGTTCCCGGCACAACTGAACGTACTGGTCGATGGCTTACAGTTCATAAGGAAGGTGTAATCCCAGGAACCACACCTGAAATTATAAGAGAACAAGCAAACAGATTCCAATCACTACAAAAAAATAAAAGCATAAGAATTTATGGCGCAGAAAACGAATCCACAAATTCTCCGCCAACTGATTCGTTAGTTACAACAATTGATAAGTTTGGATTCACGACTGCAGTTGGACCTGCAGTTATTGATAGGATTTTTAATGCTGAACAATCAAACCTTATTGCCAACGAAGATAAAATAACTACAGTTGATACTAATGGGAATCCTATACCTCACGGATTCGTTGCCGGGGAAGAGATTATATATTCAACAAACGGAACAGCGAACACGCCGTCATCCGCTCTTGTAAACGGTGCAGCATATTTCGTTATTCCATTAGAAGGTGAACCCAATTCGTTTAAAATAGCATCAAGCAAAACAAATGCAACACCTGTCGGCGAAAATGATCCTATACACATAGTTTTACAAGAAACAGGTGCTGTGGGATCTGATCACATATTTACTCCGCTTGTTGTGCCTGATGGATCCATTCCATTCCAAAGATTGACATACACATGTGCTGAATTTGATTTAACGACAGGAAGAGTTTATCCTGCTGATACGGCGGTGGCATTGAACATAGGTCCTCCTGCAACATTCCAGGATACGACTCAAGATGGCGTTGACGACATTGCAAATTACTTGGTCAACGATCAAGACAAAATACTAAAAGATTTTGGTGTTGAGAACTTTATCAAGTTAGATTTCAATCATATTAGCCCAAATGGAATAGCAACATCTGGTCCTAGTCCTAATAGAGGCATACTAGTATATCGTAGTGTTGGTCAACCAAACAGTGAAGATCCTGAACTTCAAAGCAATGCAACTTTGTGTGCTGTCCTCGGGCCAAAAGATTTGGAAACAAATTCATGGATTGATTATTTCAATGATGATATTTTAGATTTTTCTAAGAAGCAACAAGCGGATAACACCTATCTTCCTGAATACACTGTTCACTTCAAACCACAAGAAGCGCCGATACAATGGCAATTAGGATGGGTAGATAGAACTATTATACAAGTTGTTGAAACTGATAACTTTATTAGAATTAAGTTGAGTTCTGCTATCTATGCAAGAACTGGACAAAAAACTGGCATGTGGATTTCGCATAATGACACTAATTCAATTCGAAATGCAGTATCAGATAATTCCTTGGGTGGAAGAAAGGCGATTCAATTAAATGCTAAAAATTATATAACTGACACAATTGAAGTTCCTGATAACTTTGCAATTGCAGGATTTGCTTATAATACTAAATTGACAAGATTGCCTTGGTCGGGGTATGCAGGCAATGAGTCAAAAGCAAATATATTTAATAGAAGAGGCAACTCAGGTGCAATGTCAAACGTCAGTCTTGTAGGTTTTGATATTGACGGTAACGCAATTAACTCCATAGCATTTGCTGACTCATCGTTACACGGAGGAACTAACTATGCTATTAATTGTGGGACCACATCTGACCAAGTATTGATCGATAAAGTTAGAATCTCGCATCCTATTGGCGGCGGCGTGTATGCCTCGTCAGGATCAAATTTCCGATTGACAGGATCTGAAATTGTAAACTCTGGCGTAACTGATAGACACGTATTTTCACCCTTGGTTGCAGATGGCGGACAAAGCAGTTTCATTTCCTCTAACAGATTCCAAAACTTCACCGATGCTGTTGATGCATCTATTACTGATAAGGGTGTTGTTGAAGGTAATATTATTGCGGGGTGTGGATCAGGTTTAGTCGTGTTCGGGTCAAGGTTCATGGTAACATCACCCAATGTTCTTACAGGGTCAGGTGATGAGTTCTTACCTAACCCAGACGCATATAATTCAGAATTTGATTCGATCAATATTGACTTAACTGCATCAAGCCTTGATGGCGGCATGTTCTTGTCAGGTCCGATGAAGTATCAAGAAAATGGTGATGTGTATGATTTATCAAATGCTGAATTAACTTATAGAGTGTTTGCTATTGAAAAAGGAGATGATGGAGAAGAGACGATTTGGGCTGACAACATTATCGCTCCTACTGTAGGCGGATTGGATGCAGAACCTCAAGATACGATAACGATACCATTCGATCCTACTCCAAGCGGCGCTACAATAAGTGTCGCACCGATCAATGCAATCACATTTACATCAGATCATGGCCTTACAACTGGCGATCCTGTTAAGTATGTCTCTACGGAAGCGCCTGCTGATCAATATTCTAGCCTCGACCCACTCAAGACATATTATGTGAATGCATTAACGTCAAACGGAATTGCATTATATGAATCGCAAGCAGATGCACTAAATAATGTTACCGGCAATAGGGTAACATTGGCAGCGGATGCAGGAGCAGGTGCAAACCACTCAATAGTAAGGTCTGTATATTTGAGACTTAAGTCAGGTCTAAACTCTGACAACTTAAAATCTGAAGGAGGATTCTCGTTCGACATTTCACCAGAAAGTGTTTCACGAATCAAAAGTTCAGATGGCATATATTCATACAGCTATATGTCAGGTAAAAAACGTGCAGGCGGAATTCAAACTATCACTGATGCAACAACCTTTACGCCGATGGGTGCATCAGCATTCGGTAGCGATGGCGCAGTCGATGTAGAAGTTGAAACTAAAGGTTTGGGATCATCTGCTAAGATAACATTATCATATACAGGTTCTACGGGTGCAGTTGTTGCAACAGTTTCTGACTTCAAAGGAATTGATTATGCGTCTGGCGATACAATATCTATTCCTCGTCAAACAATAGCAACTGCTTTAGGTGTATCTCTTAGTGATGTTGTCACGACTAACATATTTAACGACTTTGTCGCTAAGGTAAATACGATACAAAGAAATGTGATTCATCATTTAGATAAAGATGGCAACCCTACTGCAAGTTTAGACAATGTTAATCATGTTGGATTAGGGTGGTCAGCATCTATCAGACAATACTTATCACCTGCTGGCATCATTACAAGCACAGCGAGTGATATTGATAGGTGGAGCAATCAACAAAGTGATGCTGAAGGATTACATGCAATTTATACCGTTAAAGTAAAAGACTATAAATACTTAACAACAGGAAGGAAAGTAAAATTCACACAAAGCGGATTAACTCCTCACATACAATTCTCGCCAGGGATAGGTGCCGAGCAATACGGTGTTATTCAAAATATTACACCAGTAGGCGCTGAAGCTGAACTTGAAATTAGATGGGGTAATGCAAACGCCAATGATGACAGCGGCAACCCATCAGCAACTGACGGATTTGGCGGAACATTGGAGATAGAAGACGTTTTTGTAATCGCAACCGGAAGGATTAAATAAAAAAATATGTCTAGTTTAACGAATATCAATAATAATACACGGGTAGTTAATGTAGGTAGAACGACCCCAGTTGCACCAGGACAACAGCCATCATCGAAATCGATACCGGTTGTTCTTGCTAGTGACCAAACTGCTATTCCTGTAGAAGAACAGAACAAGGTTCAATCAGAAGTTTCTTTGTCGCTTTTGGGTATTCCACGAGCAGAAGTCGCTCTTGGTATTTTCGCAGACGTAAATACATATGACGTAAACCCATCAGAGTGGTCGTCAAGTCCTCAATATTATAACACAGGTCATGGTATCAAACATTTGCCTAATGAGGCAGGTGCATTGGTTGAAGCGCCTCGTGATCAGTTCGCAGTATTGACATCTAAGCGTTTCTTCAGATACCAACCAGGTCGTGTATCTGCTGCTACATTTGGTATTAAAAGTTCTGTGTCGACTGCTGATTTCGCATTGAATCCTGTAATCAGAAAGTACGGCATTTTTGATAATTTTGACGGTTATTATTGGGAAACAAAACAATCAGGACAAGGTGATAACTTTACATGTGTTCGTAGAACGCAATCAATGCTTAAGTTCCCAACATCACCTTTCGGATTGCCATCAGAATTAATGCGCAAACCTTCAGGTGTGCAACAGGATACACCTGTTCCTTATGAGCAAACTGATGACTATCGTGCTGTCGGTAAAGAGGGCATTGAATTAAAAGGTAAATATTTTGTTCGTGAAAGACAAATATTGGCAGATTACGGCGCAACTGTTGGCGAAAATGCTTGGGATGCTGCTATTGCTAATAATGGTGCGCTTGATACATATTATCAAACACTGTCTGGCGATGCTGCGTATGACTTCAAGGACAAGTGTCATCGTGATGTAACATTCATGTTCAAAATGATCATGATGGATCTTGAGTGGGGCAGTAATGCTCACACAAGACTAAACACTAAAAATTATTATACAGGTTTGTTCCCCGCTTATCCTGGCGGCAATGATCCTGCTGAACTTGAAATCGAATTGCACCTTGAAGCATTAAATATTCTTACTTCTGTTGCAGGATTACCTGCAGGTTCAGGTACCGCAGTCGAAAAAATTGGTACATTGTATGATGTATTCTTAAAGAATAATGCTGATTTAGATGCTGCCGTAGGAAGCGATGATGGATTCTTTGTAAGGATTGCAAAAGAGCAACCAGCAACTGGCGGAACAGAATCAAGAACAGGCGCTACTAGAGTTTTCCAAAACGAAGGGTATAAACTATTTACTGGTAGCGGTACCGGTATGTCCTTTGGTGACAAAAAGGTAATTGACACATTATTTGATGCAAGGAAGCATTATTGGTCATATTTTGTTTCATCATTTAAACCAACATTTGCTAACATTAACAGTATTTCTGCAGAAGCAAGTATCTACTCCACAGGAATAAAACAAACATACACGTTCCGTGGTGCAGCTAATTATTTGCCGACTAATACAGACGGTTCACCTGCATATAACGAACAATTGATTGGTCAAGAATTGTCAGGAGCTGATTATCCGTTTGCACCTGGTGATAATGTTGGCGCCGTATCATTAACCGAAATTGATGCTGTTGCTCTTAATGAGTTTTACAGAAATATCAAATATAAGTGTGCAAGGGATCTTGAATATATTATCACTGGTTATAAGAATGATATTGCTGGTGGCGGTAATGCTGAAACAATTTACAATGCTTCAATGTATTATAAGGCATCTGGATTATCAATCTTTACGCAAACAGACGCAGGAACACCTAGCGATACAACCATTCCTAGGGAAATCGAAAAGCACAAACATTTGCGTAAAATGATACATGATGATTTAAGTGAAGCAACCGCTGCTATAGATTTCGGTAATCAATCCGCAGCACGAGAAAGATTAGAAGAATTATCAACTATTATTGTTGACAACTTTACGACAGAGACGACAGAAGGTGCTAATTTAGGCAACAGAGGATTTGCGGGCAACATTATTGCATTCCGTGATGGTTTGTTGATGGTTCACGCTGCTGTGAATGATCCTAATCTGATGAAAGAAAGGAAAAAGATATTAGCAACATATAAGGTTGCACGAACTGATAGTCAACCTACAGTATTTAAACTCGCAGAGGGTGGCGTAACATTTGGACAGAAGGTTAGGGTTACAACACCTACTGCTGAAACCGAAATTTCAACTAGCACTTCGGCATATAAAAGTTCTGATGGCACAATAATAAATCAAAATGAGGCAACAGTACCTTCTGATGCAAAATTAAAAGCACATCCATATGATGCAATATATACTGTTTCACGAGTATATGGCCCAACAGGTTCAGAATTTAGTTTGCAAGATCAAGACGGAGTTGATGTATACGCACATAGAGACAATACAGATGGAACAGATGGAAGCGGTTCAACTGATCCAGTAAACACTTTGAATACAGAAGAAGTTAGAATTGAAACTGTTGTTCCGTTTATAGGTGATAACATCTATAGTTCAGCAGTTTATCGAGATGCAACTACTCGTCCTGAAGGCACTGTTCAAAACATATCTGGTCAAAGTGTTCAAACACCTTTCACTGAAGGTTCTGACACGTTCCCGATTGGTATGCAATGGCCGTTAAAATATTCATCGACAGGTGATATTAATGATGGTGTTGCAAACTTCATTGGGCATATCGACACTTCATTAAGTCCTAAGGATTCAAATCAAATTGAAACAATTAGGAAACAATATGACACGATAATCTTTAATCCTGAATATATTAACTGGATTAAGAATAATGTTAAGCCAGAGTTCTGGGGTGTTTACGAATATCGTGTTCCACGTTCACGTTTCAGTCATGATAAACTAGATGGAAAAGTGAGTCGAAGAGTTTACAGTGATTTGGCAACAGGTCCTTCCGGAATTGTACGTCCGGGTATGGATGTTGTTGATGAAGCAGGTTTAACTCAGGAAGCTATTTCAGAATATGAATTTGACTTCACTAAAGTAACGATGCTTAAAATTGAATTCTCGTGGTATGGTGCGGTAGGTGCATTGTTCCTTGCATATGTTCCAATCGGTAACGGTGAAGCACGATGGGTACGAGTACATCACCTAAGAGCATCGAATCAGTTGAAGATTGCATCTCTTGGTAACGCAACATTGCCGATCACATACAATGTATTCGGTGGCGGCAGTCCTTTACAATTAGGTGATGGTGAAAATGCACAGCAAAACTATTCATCAACAAGTCATAACATTGTTAAGTACGGTGCTTCGTATTACATCGATGGTGGTGACCGTGGTACTGTTCGTCTATACAGTCATAACAATAATGATGTTATTCCTGGATATGGTAAACAGTGGGAAGTGTTAGACATTACCGGCAGTCAAGCTACAGGAACTACTACCCCAAGAGGATATGAAATTTCTTTGACAGGCATAAATACTATTCACGGTGGCGCAATAAACATACCTAATGATAAAGTATATTTCATGGGCGCTGAAGTGAAGACGTCTAACCCATCAGATACAGGCATTAAGGTTGTGTGGGTTGAAGGTGATGTGATTACTTTAAGTAAGCAACCTACTGGTAACGGATTGATCTTGATTCCTGATCGTGCAAACCTTGTTTACGGTCTTGAAACTAAAGACGTAATTTACAGCACAGTCCAACAAAACCCTGTAAGAAATAGAGTACAGGTTTATCCTACTAAGTTGTCAACAGCAAACTTACAGGATAATCCTGTGCGATTGCGAATGAAAAGGACACCATTGTTCCAAACTAATGTTGTGCCTTCAGGCGGCCCATTGACACTTAATGGTGATTATATAGTTTCTCCTACAAATGATCCAATATCAATTGACGCTGGAGATGCCGGGTACTTAGCAAATGGCGAATCTCTTTATGGGTGGTTCAAAGGATTGATAGGTGAAGTTGAACCTGCTCCGATATTCGGAAGATTGTATAAAGCGTCTGGTCAATACTACTTTGAAATACTAGAAACATATAATGAATCTGTGACATTAATAGATAACTGTAACTTCTTGCCTGATGCAAGATTCTTTTATCAATCAGATAGCAATGTTTCGACTACGTCAAATGAAACAGCGCAGTTGCAACCATTAGCGGATACGCTAACATCTATTAATGTTGTTGCGAATACGGTTGTTCCGATACCTAACACAGGAACAAATATTGCAACCTTGTATATGACAGGCGGAACAGAGCAAGTAGATCTTAATACATACTTTGATTACAACAAAGAATATTTGTCTTACCCATTAACAGATGAAGCAGAAACACTATATTTTGCAATCGACTCGGATCAAAAGATTCAAGAAGATGAAAATGAAATAGCAATAGGATTGACATGGGAAGAACAATAGATGCCAAGACAGGTAAAAATAGGATTTGATAAGACTCCGTCACCGTTAGTCAAACAATTTCCGCAATTAGTAGATATTAGAGGCACCCCTCTTTTTGACACAGCAGGTAATCCGCTTGTGACAGAAGATGGGGCGTCTTTAGCGAGTTTTAATAATTCAGAAAATTCATTATCAAGTTTTGTTGCGAACAAAGGTCGTAACGAATTTGTTGCAGTTGAAGAACAATTTCCTAACGAATCCGAAGTAAGTTCTACGTTACTGGGTGTACCTCGTGCTGAAGAACAATTAAGTTTGTTTTCTGATGTTTCGACATATGGATTAGACAGATCAAACTGGAATTATTACACAGTAAGTTCAGCCGGTACGCCTTCAACTTGGTATAATAGAAAGCATCCGACTTTCGGAAATCGTGGGCCTGCACGATTCTATGAGTCAACTGACGAGCAGGCACTGTATTTAAAATCCTTCCCAACGCAATATACGTATCCTGGTCACCCTAGATCATCATTATTGAATGCACCCGACTATACATCAGGTGGCCCTGCTGGTTATTTCGGCAAATATCTAAAATTTCTTGCTCTCGGCAGATGGCTGTTTGAAGTATGGAAAGATATTGATTTAAGATTTGCAGAACGAAATTTTATCTCTGATTGTATAACATTTATTGATAGTAATCGTGATCCTATACCATTCTACGGACCTGATGGCGGTCCTAATGATGAACCTAATGTATGGAATGCGAATACGGGCACTTTCAAAACTCAAAGTCAATGGCGTACAGTTATCTACACTTCTGATGAAAACCCTATTCAGGCGAGTCGTAAACATGAAGAAATTGCAATGGCGCAAATTGAAAATTGGTCATTATTCTATTTAAGAATTAGAAATGATACCGATTCGTATCCGATTTATAAGTACAAAGGATACATGTACGAGTTTAAAACTGAAACCGATCTAATAGATCCTATTCCTGGAGTGGGACCGTACAGTTTGATGCCAGCATTTTGTGATCAAGATAATAGTAGACCTGGGGGATCAACAAACAACGGAACTACAGGTATACTCGAAAGCAGAAAATCTTTTAGATATCAACCTGGTCGAGTTTCAGGTTTCACATTTGGATTGCGATTAAAAAATAATCTTTCATCTAATGCTGATAAGATTGAATGGGGTGCCGCAAACCAAACTGACCAATACATGTTCCAGGTATCAGGTACAAAGTTTAATATCGTTAGAAGGTCAACATTGGAAATTCCTGTTGAAGTTCTTGAAGATCCTGCAGGTATGGATTTAACTGAGCAAGATCAAACAGGACCTGAAATTCCTCCTAGTTTGGATGCATCCCAACCAATGTACACATTGACAATTCCTCGTGATAAATGGAATGGCGATCCTTTAGATGGTTCAGGTCCTTCAGGTCATATTATAAAACCTGAAAACGTAACCATGTATAAAATTGAATATTCTTGGTATGGTGCGATTGGTGCTAAGTTTTATGCATATATTCCTTTAGGCAACGGTGAATGCAGATGGGTAAGAATGCACACTCTTATTCTTGAAAATAAACTTGCTGCTCCCGTGTTGGCAAATGCTGATTTCAAATTTAGATATGTACTAAACAATGCAGTTACATCAAACCTGACTGAACCAACATACATTTACAAATACGGATCATCGTATTATATTGACGGAGGAGATGAAGGTACTGTTACCATTAATAGTGCAACATCGCCAACAAAATTATTTTCTAGTGCTGCAATTAAAGGTGCAGTATTAGGTATTCATCCCAAAAAGAAACTTTTTAATTCGTTCGGAATAAGCAATAGTGATTCAGCAGGAGCAGATGCATCATATGATGGGATTGACAATAATAAGAAATTATATCCCGTAACACTTAACGTACATTCAGACAATGACATTAAGGTTAATATACAAGAGATCACTGTATCGCCTGATGGTCATCATGGTTCGAGGTCAGTTGATTTATCGTGCGGCAGTTTATATTCTAATGACTCATTTGCGAAAGATATTACTTTTAATATTATCGAAGGTAAGTCAAAAATTAGTATAACTGATGATTCGACTAATACACTAAGTTATTTGGATGTCGGCGCAAAGGTTATAGGAGATGGATTGTTTAATGTTTATACAAAGACAATTAATTCGGGAACTCAAGAAAGCGAAATCGGAAGAAAAACACGGTATGAATTTTCAGATCAAGAGTTGAATGATTATATCAAAAAAGATGGTACACTTATTGATTTTTCTAATGAGGCTACGGCATCACAAGTAGTATTTTCTACTAAACTAGATTCGTTCAGAAATATTGTCGCATCTGATGTTCCTATATCAGCAAACACGTTTAAAGTGCACTTCCTAAACCCAAATTCTTATAGCGGCGGATATTTTAGAGATTTCTGTATAGGTGTGACCCCGGATGTGCCGTCTGAGATGTCTGATGAAAACGGATCGTTCTTAAATTTTGGTCCTGCAGGTGCAGACGGGCTTAGAGTTTATCCTACAGATGAACCATCAGATCCTACTGGCGTATTCCAAATAAGAAATACTCTTCACGAAGAGTGGACAAATCATAGCCATATTTTAGATTTAGCAGACGGTGCTGATGTAGCTGAATCTTTTGTGCGTGGGCCTGATAGATTTGAACAAGATGAGAGAGTAAGAGGCGCTGATTTGCCCTTTGCATACCAAATTTCACCTGGGCGGTATGCAACTAAAGGCGTTTTAAGCAGTGTTCTGTTCAAAGTTCGAACTACAGGTTACAGTATAGAATCAATTGATCAACTGAACATTCCTGCTGATTTTGCTGCTGATTCATATAGAGTAGTATTTACAAACGGGTCGCAAAACTTTCCTCCGATTGAAGATAAGACAATTCGTGTCGCAGAGGTTGGGGTTGGTGACGTATCTACAGGATATGTATATGCATCTAAACCCACACAAATTTTACTTGACCCGGCCGATACAGAAAGTTCAAGACATGTTGTTTATATTGAACCGCCTGAAGGTTTAACCGATTCACAGTTACAAGCACGAACAACTCAGTTGTTGTCAATACAATCAGGTGGAGAGATACAAGGTAAAGTTGTATCAATGGAATCCGATAATGTATTGTATAACCCGGACAATCCGGACAATGGTAGACAAAGTGTCTCAAGATTTTTGCGACAAGACGTATTCCAATTTAATGTACAACCATTATATCTGTTCTTTGGCATGATGCATGGAAGTCGAATAAATAATATTATTGTTGAAGAAATCACTGAGAAAGGCAGATCGACACATGTGCCAAATTTCTTAGGGCATAATTTATCGCCAGGATTTGCTGATAAATCTAATGTGACTTTAGTGTCTGATTTAAATGTTTCATCGTCAAATGCTCCTAGCAACTTTCAGAGCGAAGACAGATTATCTAGTGCAAATTATGATACTTCAACAACGAATCCTGTCAGTACATTAGGTGAAACACTATTTTCATTTTATGTTGGCGAAAATGAATCTGTTAAGTTTGATTTAGATAATATTTTTGGCGCAGACAGAAAATTCTTGACTCCAGGATTGTACAACAATAAAGCGATTTACTTTACAGTTGAACCTCTAGAGGGATTAGATGGCAACAACGAAAATGCTAATGTGCAAATGACTGTTACAACTAAGGAACAATAATGGCAATCTTTACAGGTCTTAATTTAGGATTTTATTTAGGTGATGTTAATAACCTAAAGGATTCGCTGTCCAACCTCGGTTTAGAGTATGATGACTTAGACAGAATTCGTGGGTTAAGTAACCTTATCACTAGAAGACAGCTTCATCTACTTTCAAATCTGGATCGTGATTATGAAAAGGCTCACTACAGCAATAGAGTTTGTGCTGAATTTATAAATGGGTATTTGACAGAAATACCCGATGCATCAGAAGGATTATTATCAAACTTGCGACTTGATCATCAACTTCGTGCAAGTATGATCAAATATAATTATCTAACGTATAATGCAACAGCAAACGAAGATCAAATAAAAAGCGCCGACATTTCTACGAGTCGTATTTCATCATGGTCACAAGTTGTAAATCCTGGTCCTGTATTTTATGGCGCTGACGTAAAGATTAACCCATCAAATGCTGCTGGGACATCATATGGCGATAGTGCCAAGAGTGTTGTTAAAGCGGATACAATAACTTTATTGGGCGGAGTTACTCCCAGAAGATTTGATGCTGAGGTTGCGACTCACGAAGTTGAAGTCAAAGTCAATGGAGTAACTAGAAAATTATTTGCTATGCGTAACATACCATTGTCGTTTGATGGCAATTTCGCATCTGCATCTTTTAAATACAAAATAAATCCAAAGAATCCTGTGATTCGACCCGCTGTAGTGTTTGTTGATACTGATCAACGAGATCCTACGGACGAGGGCATAGCTTATTTCGGGTCAGGAACAACTAGCTCATTGCAAACAGCATCACACAGCAGTAAAGCAAGTAGTAAGCGAACCGATCTTTATTATCCACCAAATGACATATTCGAATTACAAATAGCACCTACAGGACTTTCAAAATTTCCAAGTGCTGTTTTGAATAAGTTAAGGGCAGTCACATTTACAAGTAATATTGTTCCCGAGATGCCAGATTTTTTTGCTATGAATGGGGGCAATGAGGGTAACACATTAAGTTTAAAAACAGTTGATGCATCAGGCAATCAGTTTAAATCAACTTCTTCTAGACCTAAACCCAATGCAAAAAGACAAGTTCTAAGATTGCCTTATACTATAGAAACATTAAATATAAACGCATGTTTCCAAGATAGCTCACAAATGGATTTGAGCAAACTTAAAGATTCTGTTGTCGTTAGGTTTAACACTCCTTATGTGTCAGGCGGTAATTTAATAACTAATCAAGATAGTTCGGGGAACGCAACTCCTCACGGATTCGTTGATAATGAATTAGTATTATATGAAGGTTCATCATTTTCGGGTTTAACTGACGGACAAAAATATTACGTTCGACTCAATGATGCAAACAGTTTCCGCATTTCAGAATCTTCAGGTGGTGGCGCAATATCACTTAGTTCATCGAACAATGAGTTCAATTTTATAACAAAACTTCGTGATTCAAATCTAAAAGTATTCAATCAGAGTGTTTACCAAGGAAATTTGGGCAATAGGATGACTGCAAATGGGGCAAGTCCTATAGTTAATCCGGAAAAGATTGAAACATATAACATCTATGATCAAAATTATACCTCATTGCATTCGAGCGTTCAAACATCTAAAACTATACAGAATGTGACTATAAACTCTAGCAATGTGGGAGGAACAATAACACTTCCTAATGAAGATGCCAATGGTGTTGTGGGTAATCATCCTATTAAAAAATGGAATGCAAGCGCTAGCCCATCAAAGATAGTTAATATGTCAGGAAAGAAATTCTTGAAAGAGTATTATCATACTGATAGTGGAAGCGCTAATCCAAGTGGCGGAATTGAAGGGTATTTTTCAGGATGCTTGTCATTAGAATCATTACACCTCGAATCAACTAATGTTACAGGAAGGATTAATGTTGTTATTGCAGGACTACCTTCTCTCAAATCAGCTAGATTGAAATCAACTAGGTTCTCTGGGCGCATGTCAGAAAGCACGTTTGCAGGAACCACTGCGCTTACAGTGTTTGAGTATAGTGGCGGCGATGCTAATTTTACTGATAGCGGCGGCACAACACTTCAATTAGACTCTGAAAATAACTTCTTTGACAACAATTTTGAAATTGAAGAAAACGAAATTGATGAGTCCACTCTAAACATAGGCGATGCATTTTACGGTGGGTTTTATGCAGGAAAAATGATTGATACGCAGGTCGTTCCTAACAAAGAATATTTCTTAATTGTTGCAGATAAAAGTCAAGAGCAGTTGATGGCACGATATTCTGTTATGAATGATCATGATGGGTCAAGAACAGTAAATACTATGACAGGAAACGGCTGGGTTAATACAGAAAGTGAAATAGTCGGAGGTTCTAGTTATTCTGCCGCAAACTTTACTGACAGTTTAAATACTGGCGGGTTTAATGATTGGTATTTGCCGGCAAGAGACGAACTTGAGCAGATGTATCGTCTTTTAAAGCCTTCAAGCGAGAATAATGATACCGGACACCCTGTTCCAAATATTAATTCATCACCCACATTCAATGCTTCATATTCATCAACTAATCCTAGTAGAACATCTGCGGCTGCTTTCACATCTGGAAATGCTCAGGCATTTGATGATTCATCATCGACACAACATTTAGGTGGCGGAACATGGACACCCATAGATGTTCCTGCCAGCAATGTTACCGATACTGGTGCAACGGTGTCTGTTACACAAGATTCTGATGGCGCCGCTGGGGTATCAAAAACTGTAACCTTGCAACCCGGCGTTTACGATTTTTCTGTCGCTGTATCCACTAATCAATTAGTCGTGCCATCAGGAAGTTTTGCAGTAGGACAAGATTACAAAATTACCAATGTAGGCACATCGCCATCTACATTGTCTAATGTAGCATATTCTGCAGTTAACTTTACAGGTAACTACATCACTAAAGGCAGTCATGGTTATTTGACGGGTCAAGCAGTAGATTTTTCATACGACTCAGGCGGCAATACACTAATAAACAATTTAGTTGATGGTGACACTTACTACATTATCAGAGAAACAGCAGGAAGAATCAAATTAGCATCTAGTTACGCTGATGCAGTTGCGCTTAATGCTCTTGATTTAGAACCTGAATCATTAGCAACAACTTATGTTGTCAGCGGTGCGGCTTCAGGATCTGGTTACACATTCACAGGCGAATCAGGAAATAATCCTACACTTTCTGTAGTTGATGGTGAAGTTGTAACAATTGATAATACGGCACATGATGCCAGTCATCCGATACAAGTTCAAGACTCTTCAGGAAATATTGTTGGTCAAGGTGCTTCGTTCTCATTTACAGCATCATCTGCTAATGCACCTTACACGTATGTTTGTCAAATTCATAGTTCTATGAACGGGTCAATTAGTGTTGCTGCTAGAAGCGTAACCTTTGATATTACATATAACAGAAATGCTACATGGAATGAAGTTGGTGTTGTCGGTACCGCAACGTCAGGCACAGTATTTACCGCAGCGACTGACGGATCTATTATACCTTCAGGCGGTGCAACATTATCGTTATCTGAAAACCAAGAAGAAGTTTTAGTTAAAGTAAATGATGGTGATGCAGACGCAATCTCGCAAACAGTGACCACAGAAAATGATACTGTAACAGGAACAATGTACTTACACACTGCAGGTGATGTTGTAGTGTCAGCGCAATCAGCAAATCTTAATTTTTCTCTTTCTAGTATTTCGCTTGTAAATCGTTCTGCATATTATTGGTCATCAACAAGTGATAATGTTGTTAATGGTTATGCGCAAAACTTTAAAACTGGTGAACAAAACATAGATTTATTAAATCACCCATATTTAGTTAGACCTGTGAGAAGGTTATATAGGACAATAGCGGGTGCGGCGACAGAGATTCAAGGTACATCTGCAACATTGAATGGCCTACGATCATTAACCAGTTTCTTCCTAAAGGGTAAAGGTAATAGTGTAGGTAAAACAAATAATATTAGAGGAAAGATGCCTAATATTTCAGGATTGACATCACTAACAACTGTTGAGATACAAAATACAGAATTAGGTGGTTTAATTCCGACATTCCCAGCATCTGGTAACTTATCGTCAATGAATTTAGCGAAAAACAGATTTACAGGTGATCTTGCAATCAGAGGTCCTTCATTATCAACAGTTGATGTATCTAACAATCAATTGACATCGTTTAGTTCTTGTAGCGCACCAAATTTGAAAAAATTAACTGCTTCAAATAACTTATTTGGTGGGACCCTGCCTGATTTTAGTGGTTGTACTAAGTTACAAAGTGTTTATATAAATGATTGTACATTCACTGAATATTTGTCAGGATTATCAACCGCAACATCATTGGTTATATTACAATTAAAGAACAACAATTTGAGTGCAGGTGCCGCTGAAAGATTGCTTAGAGATATGTTAGCAAACTATGAAGCTGCGAATCGAGGCGGTGTACAAATTAACTTAAAAGGTAACGCTAAAATATCTCAAGCAGATTTATTAAGTAACCCAGCGTTAAGAGATATAATTAATACGTTAAGAAAAAATGCAAAATGGAAAATAGAATTAAACCCATAGGAACAGATTAATGGCAACAGGATTCGCAAGACCCGCAAATTTAGTAGAGTCGGAAGGTGTCGCATCAGGTCGAGGTATTTTAAATAACCTTGGCGGTGAAGGCATTGCGAGTGATGTTCAACTCTTTTTAAACAATCTGCTACGCACCGAAACTGTAAGTTGGAATCTTGCAAATATTCAAGGAAGCACGTTACCCGTAAAGGTTCCAGGTGAGGTGACATGGGATAAAAAGGACTCATCGATTGCAGGTTACACCTACGGAGAATTGTTTAATTATCAAGGACATTCTGATGCTGCATATTATGCAAGTCCTCAGTTAGGATATGTTTGGAACTTTGATTTTCCTGACGGAGACCCATTAAATTCAACACCATCAGAAAGGGAAACTATAGCAGACGCTATCATTGATGATGCAAGATTAGAAGCACAAGATTACACATATTTTGTTGTTCCTACAAATCAACTTGAATATGCTCCACTCATGAATAATACCATTTTGTATATTCTTGACAGGTTCAATAATAAACATTATTATAAAGTTGGCGATAGTAATCTTGCTGACAGGTTTAGATTGTATCCGAGGTTGCCTAATCAATCATATTCTCAAACACCCATTAATTATGATCAATTAAAATTTAGAAGTTGGGGCATCAAACTTGATGGCAGAAGAGGATATGATGTTGCATTTGATGCATTTGTTTTTCCTCAACCTGTGTCTCAACAAAATTTATTCAACTTGTCTCGTGACAGAATTGTTCTTGATGATCTTACTTCTGATTACGATACGCTGAATGATATTAATTTAGATCAACCTGACAAACAAATTACTTTTTTGAAAAGTGTGGCAATTAATCAGTATGATTCTGAAATTGATCTTACTGTTAGTTTGGCAAGGACAAGAGCAACAAAGAGTCTTACTTCGTATAGGGAAAACTATTTGAATGCTCCGTTAGAAATAATGGGACAAACCTTAATATCAAATGATCAAGATGTTTCTGCTGCCACATATCCCGAAACTGTTCCGGGATTGTACATCAAAGCACCCGGCGAAGAACCCGCTAGGGCATTTTCTAAGTTAGATAATCCGTGGATTGAATCCCCCGCAGGAGGATTCTCTTCAGCATCAAACGAAACAGACAATAACGGTGTTGTAGGATATAACAATTTAAACTGTTTGTCAACCACAATTAATTTAGGTGCAGGACAAACACCTCAAGATCAACCAAGTAATTGGTATGGCGGTCAAGACGCAGGTGTATATAATCTGATATTCGAAGGACCCAATCCGTCTTTTGTTGTTAAAAGCACATCTGTAAAACAAAAGAACGGTGGCTTAAATGTCGAAGAAAATTGGACACATAAAGTCGCTGTAGAAGTTGACGGCGAGTTCTATTATCTTTTATTAACCGATGACGCCACCAAGTTGCCAGATTAACTACTTCATTAATGCCCAATAATCTTTTATTGTTGCCGTTCCATTAAGACTAAATGTTTTATTCTTTAACAGTAATCCGTGAGTTGCTGTGTTCGATGTGCCATCAGGTATTGCATCAGCTGTCATCACATCATTATTATTTGTTGGCGCATTAAACTTCAATGCTGTAATATCTAAGTTGCCTCCGACAACCAAATGTGGTCGTGTCGAAGTCGTTGCCAATCCCAAATCTGTACCTTCAAACGGAGGTGCTGTGTTTAATGGAATCACACAAGGCTCTTTATTGTCATTGACAGTAGTACTAGGCGGAGCAAAAATGATCGTTGATGCAGCGTTAAGTGATTTTCCTGACCTGACAACCTTTTCGCCTGCAGGTGGTCTTAGAGTTATCGATGTTGCATTAGGTATAGCATGAACTGTTGTGCCGATTGAGATGACTGCATCCGCTTCATTAAGCATCCAACCAAATTGAACATAGTCACCTATATTAATACCTTCACTGCTTAACACATCAATGTCTACGTCTACGCCTGCGCCGGGGGTATCGTCTTGTGTTGTTGTAACTTCTGTTGCATATACGCCAATACATTGATTGTACAAAGATTTATCTACTAATCCTCTATGAGCGTAAACAAGAACTATCGTATCAACCGAAGTTGTTGTGGCAGGTGTTGCTCCGGTGAATCTTGTCGTTTCTAATTGAAGTTCTCCTGTAACGCCGTTGTGATCAACAGATATTTCTTTAACCTTTCTAAATCTCGCAGAATGCCCAGGTGATGCACTAGTGCTTTGTTCTAATTCAATTATTAAGTCACCTTTAACAATGTCCGTTTGTTTGAAATTATATGCATCTGCATCTGCTAGAGGTGATAAATCATAAGTTAAAACCTGATCACCGTTTTCTGTGTTTGCTGATGTGCTATGAAACGCACCTACAAGGCCGTCAGGTTTTATGATGTATGCATTCTGCGAGGTTCCTGGTATCGTATAACCTGCATCATTTAGTGTCGATTTAATAAATGCATCAGAAGCAGATTCAGTTCCTTTAACCGTTCTTGCGTATTGCGGATCAATCGCTACCCTATTACTATATCCTGGTATATATTCATAGATCTGAAACATTCTTTGTGTGCCTGAATATTCCGTGTAGTCAGCAGGCCATATAATATAATCACCTACTGCTGTTGATGACGGCACACCGTAGAATTGAATTCCTCCGCCCCATCCTATAGAAATTGTTTTAGGTCTTGGGGTTGAAGATGTGTTTGATCTTGAAATATTATTTGTGCTTAATGTCGGTTCATATCTGACATATACAGGAAAATCTGCTTGAATTAAATTTTCTGATTGATTGTTTGCATGGAAAATTCTATTGTTTCTAAAAAACTCGAATGTTGATTCTGAATCTCCTTCTTGCGATCCTGCTAACTGCTGATCTTCATACCAATAATAATAGTTTGTCATCCTGTTCCTGCTGCCATCATCAACATCAAATCTAAGCGATGCCGTCCCGTAATCAAGGACATCTTTTGGTTGCAAGAATGATGTGGGTTCAGGATACCACCAAATAATTCTAGATTCAGTGTTTTCACCTTGCAGTGTCGGAGACGTCTTAATATCTCTGATAGTTAAAGTAGTTCCTATATTCCATTCGATATTAAGGGAACCGCTACTTATATTCGGTTCACCCGAATACGATATCCATCCTGTGCTGTCAGGGAAATCATAATCAGAAGTAGATTGAATATTAAATTTATTGCCATCATTGTCAATAAATGACTGCCCTCGAGCCACACGTTTTTTATTATATGCATCTAAGTATATTCTATTTGTTGCCGTATCATGTGAAGTATATTCGATAGTATATTTTTCTGCACTAATTTGTATTAACGGCACAAATTCTCCTGTTTCCTTATCTCTTTGCTCAAAGATAAAGAAACCGTTAACCGTCACATGATGATCTGCTCTCCGAGGGTTTGTCAGAAACCCTTGCCATTTTATTGCACCGAAATTATCTTGAAATGTTGGAAACAATCCTGTAGAAAAATGAAAGTCACCCGTATGCCAATATTCATCAGTTATCTGAGTTTCAGGATTTTCTATATCGAAAATTAATGGCAGTCCAGAATCACCCAAGTTCATGTCAATTGGTATTTCAGAACACGTTCTAAACAATCTCCAATCTATTACTGAAGTCAAATTTGTGTGCAAAATTGCGGCATCATCCAAAGTTACAGTTGTGCCATCTATTAACTCTAAGTTTACTCGGAATGTATCTCCTGTGACCGGTGCAACAGATGTTACTCTATATAGCACAACATCATCATCTGTTGCACCTGCAGGTCTAGTTAGCGTTAAAGCAACATCAACACCTGAAACCGCTAAAATATCACCCTTAAGCGCATTTGTATATCCGCTATTATTGGTTCCAGCGTCATCACCAAATTGAATGGCTACTTGATCACCTGCCGTTAATACTACATATTGATCGGGCGTTATTTGTTGTCTTGAAGCATGTGGGATTTTATTGTCGTTTCTTAATGCATCTGAGGGTGCAACTACTGCCCTGGGCCCGCTTCCGCCGATTGCGTAAGGAGGTTCGCCAAGAAGAACTCTTTGTCCCTCTATTCCGTCAGTTATTGTTTGCAATGGTCGAATTATTTGAGGAATATCAGATGCTACTTTAACACCATCTTCATTAACTATAGTTGGCGTATAGTATCTTTCAGCATTTCCTATTTGCGAAAAATCGTTTGCATCTATTCCAGTGTTTCTGATGCCGTCAATGACTTTTATGTCTTCAGGAGTAAATTTATCGGCGTCTGTGTCGAAGTCGTTTAATATATTTCCTAATGCGGCATTTGAATCCGGCAAATCGCTTAAGTTCTTATCTGCACGTAATCCAAACCTTGTGTATTTTGAAATTGCCATTTTTTCCTCGAGTTAATAAGGTAGTGTTTATGTTATTTATAAATACTAATTAACATTAATTGGAGAAAATGATGGCTGTTAAAGCAAATATAACAATAGATCAAGGTACAGATTTTGATGCAACAATCGATCTAGCGAACAGCGCAGGCGAACCCATAAACCTTACAGGATACACTATTAAGTCGCAAATGCGAAAAAATTATGCATCTGAATCTGCTACTGCAACATTTCAAACTTCTCACAACAGTGAGGGGGGACAAATAACATTAGTATTACCGAAAACCTCTTATGACGAGACGACAGGTTCGCCTCCCAATGAGGTTGTAACTACACATCCAGGAACAACACTACTTGAACCAGGAAGATATTTATATGATGTCGAGATTACACAACCTGTATCAGATGGAGGTAAAACGACTCGAGTTGTTCAAGGCACCGCAACGGTGTCACCTGGAATAACAAGGATTTAAAATGTCTAACATAAAAGCAACTTTAACGCCACAAAACAGATTACTAGTAACAAACTATGCTGTAGGTGAAACTGCAGGTAGTATTCGTGTTCAGGATTTATTCGATGTAGACGCATCTGGTCTTGCTCATGGTGCTGTGCTTGTTTACAATGTAAATCAAACACGATGGGAAGCGACTGTTGAGTTAGACAACGAAGCAACTGTGCTTGAAGGAGGCACATTCTAATGAGTACAATTAAATTAAGAAGATCTGAGAATACAGGACAACCGCCCAATGGTGCACTAAAAAAGGGTGAAGTTGCATATTCTTATTATAATCAAGCAGGCGGTAGTAAATTATATATAGGTTCAGGCGATTTACAAACTGATCCTGCAGTTGCAATCGGCGGTCAATTTTATACAGCAATGCTTGATCACACTCCTGGCGCATTAACCGGCAGTAGTGCAATTATAACTGATGCTAATAGCAAATTAAATCAAATCATTCTTGGTGGCGCTTCAGCGAGTGATCCTGCTGTTGATCTTGTATTAACGAATCGAACCCTTGCAGTTCCTGCAAATATTCCTGGCGTAAACGATAATCCAGATACCCCAGGATTTACTATTAGCGGCGGCGACATTTCATTAACAAATCAAAGAATTACAGGTCTTGCTGCTCCGACAAATAATAGTGATGCTGTAACTAAAGCATATGTTGATACTGCTGCATCAGGTTTAAATGTTAGAGATGCTGTTGACGGATTAGTGGGAAACATTGCAAGTGGCGAAAATTTAACAGTTTTAGGTTCTGATGGCGTAACAACAACATTTGCTGACGGCAATAATACGCTTACAATCGGATTATCTCAAAGTATTGAAACTGATTCAGAAATCGAATTCAAGTCAGTAACTATTGGCGAAAATGAAAACAAAATCAAGATATCAGATGATACGATAGAGCAAGTCACACCTCAAATTTATGTGCAAACGGGTGCGCCTGATTATGCAACGGGTGTATTCACTATCACAGATAATGGGTTTGCTAATCTTGATGCAGTTACATATGTTGCATCTGATCCTTCAACAAAATTAGCAGAACTGACTGACGGCGAAACATATTATATCGTAAGTGTTGATGTTGCAACACACACATTTAAACTTGCAACAAACAGTGACGGTTCTGGTGCTATTGTATCATATACAGGGTCAAGTGGTAACGGTGACGATATACTAAAAACCGCTTCAAACCCAGTTGCTTTATTAGCAACTTCTGATTCAGTTACGATTGGTTCGGCTACAAATAGTACAGTTGCGATACAAAACAATTTAACTGTCGGCGGAAGCACGATTATTGCTGGCAACCTAACCGTAAACGGAACAAGCACAACAGTTAATTCGACAATAGTTCAAGTAGATGATCCTGTCATGGAGTTGGGCGAAGGCACTAATGATTCATTTGATCGTGGTATCAAATTCCATTATTATGATAATACTGCTGAAGCCGCAACATTAGGTTTCATGGGTTTTGATAAATCTGAATCTAAATTCACCTTACTTTCAGCGGCAACAGAAGATTCAACAGGAAGTCAAACATTTACTGGAACAAAAGGTCTTCTTGTAGCGGATATCGAAGGTGATGCTACAGGAAATGCAGGAACAGCAAGTGCATTTGATGGCAACAGAACAATTACAATTGAAGGTGATGTTGTTAGTGTTGTGAACACCGCCAGTGAAGGTGAAAGCCCAGTATATGCAGAAAGTGGCGTAACCTGGGACGGATCAGGCGCTTTAACAATTCGCACAGAACTTAAAGATACAGTAAGCGCTTTATTAGGTGATTACACTCTTAGGGTTCAAGCAGATCCTCTCACACCAATAACAGTAGCAAATGTTCAAACTGATAGTGACGGCGATAGCCTTCCTGATACTGAAGCAGCAATCTTTCAGGTAGGCGTAGGAGTAGCAGGTACAAGAGCAACCAATTACGCTGATACACCTGTTACTGCGCAAGACCCATCAAACTTAGGTGTTGCTTCGTTTAGCTCAACAGCGTTTACTGTCACTAATGGGTGGGTAGATTTAAACATCGTAGATGGCGGAAGTTACGGCACCCCATAAATATAATTGTATTATATACAAGGCGATCATAGATGTCAACTATTAAGTTAAAAAGAAGTTCTATTCAAGGAAAACGGCCTATAGTTAGTAATGATATTACTAATGAATTAGATCTGGGCGAAATCGCAATTAATACGCATGACGGCAAAATGTTCATGCGTAGAGATGAAGGCGGAAATGTTTCTTTGCATGAAGTGGGAAATCCTGGTGAAACACGAAATGTGTTATATGTTTCTTTGTCAGGCAAACTAGGAAATAGTGGTAAATCATTGGCTGATGCTGTTGATACGATTGATAAAGCGCTTGAATTAGCAACCCCAGTAACAGTTTCTATAGTTTTCGCAAACATTGACGTCTCAACTTCATCGTTTTTAAGCGTTGGTCATCCTTTCGTCACAGGTGATGCATTAACATATTCTAGAGGTGTTGGTGGATCTTGGGCATCATTAGTTGATGAGCAAACATATTATGTAAGAAAATTATTCGATCATCCGACATCTGATCACATGTTTCAATTATATGAAACAGAAGCAGCGGCATTCGAAGGTAATCCAGCAAACGCCAAATCGCTTGACCCTGCAACCCCATCAGGGACTAATCACACATTAACAAGAAAAACAGAACAAACAACTATTTTTGTTAAAAGCGGAACATATGAGTTGGATAATACACCTCGTTCTGGCGCACCAATGGGCGGTTTACTTGTTCCTAAGAATGTATCTATTGTGGGAGATAACTTAAGAACAACGAAAGTAAAGGGTAAAATAGCGGGCAATGATTTATTCTATGTTCAGAATGCATCATACCTTACAAATATGACTTTCATCGGCATGCAAGCAAGCTTGGGTGTTAATCCTCGGCCCCCTGCTGCCGCATCGTTTCCCCCTATTGCACTACAGGAAGGTCAAGTTCCTCAAGTAATATCAACAAGTCCTTATGTTGAAAACTGTACAGCGTTTAATACAACAGCAACAGGTATGTTAATTGACGGAAGTTTGACCCGTGGATTAAGGTCGATGGTATCAGATTCGTTTACGCAAATTAATGCAGGCGGAACAGGCGTTCACATTCTTAATCGTGGATATGCTCAACTTGTTTCTATTTTCACAGTTTCATGTGAACATGCTGTTTTATGCGAATCGGGCGGACAATGTTCGTTGACAAACTCAAATGCATCGTTCGGAACATTTGGGTTGAAAGCGACAGGAGCATCAGAAAACCTTTATTCTGGCATAACAACAGATAATGCCGAACCGTTTGGTGAGTATTTTGAAGTGTCATCACCATCATCACCAAAATACGGTGATGCATTTTATGTTGAAGGCGTAAGTCGTAAATTAGTCACTAAATGTAGTCGTGATGTTGGTATTATTGTTAATGCTGTTGCTAACGACTTAGTTTTAAATACAAACTATAATTCATCGTATGCGGGAATCGCCTATCAACGAGCAGATGCTTTGCCGTCAGGTCAAGTTTCACCGACTGCCGCTGCTTTATCTGAAACAAAAAGATTAGTTGGCGAGTTATCGAATGTTCAAGCACATGGTGCTTCTAAAGCAACACTAGATGCAAATTTCGATTCGATAATTAATATAATTAATAACGGCACAGTCAGCACAAGTGAACCTGGTGATAGTGTTGTTCCTGCATTAACACTTAATAACACTTTAGGTCGTGCCACGAAATATGTTGACGGGGCAGGACTTTTAGTTGATAACAGAAGTGCATTAGCGACACATTTGCAATCAAATATCGCTGCAACCAATCCAGGATTAACATACGATCAAACCAAATGTGAAAGAGATGTCAAATACATAATAGATGCATTGTCCTACGACTTAATTTATGGCGGAAATTCTGCAACACGAACTGCTGCAAAAAGTTATTTCGTAGGTGCTGTGAGTGAATTGCCTACGCAAGCACAGAAAGATGCGACAGCAACCGCTTACACAGCATTAGCAAATTTTGTTGAAGATGTTGTCACAGGAAATGCACCCAATCCTGATTATGGATTAACGGCATCATTTGTGTTTAATTATACAGGCCATTCAGATGTTGCACTTGAAGCAAAAAACCTTGTATTAATTATTCAATCAGTAATAGAAGACGATGATCTTGGAGGATTGCCGACTGAAATATTACCTGATTTTTCTGCAGCGTCAGATACAACAAAGAAAGACATTAGAACACAAATTATTTCTGCTGAAAGAGATCTTAGATTAGGGACAACAGATTTTGTTGTTGCAAATACTGATATAGGCACAAACGCTCATTATTCTATAGAATCATTTAAATCGTCTATAAACTTCACAGAAAAAGATTATAACGGATACGATTTATTACAAATAACTGATATTCCTAATAATGTGTCGGTTGCGAATAGTACGATTTCTGGTTTGCAACGCACTTTAACTGATGATGCAGGGAATGTCGATTCGTCATTGAATATAGGGCATGGATTGGTTCAAGGACAACCTGTGAGATATAATGTCAGTGTCGGCGGAACACCGATACCGGGATTGACAGCGGGACAAGTTTACTATGTTGTATATGTCGATGATGAAACAATTAAACTTGCAACAAATCCTGAAGCAACAGCAATTGAAACATTGAGTAGCGCATCAGGAACAGGAACACATACGTTTACGCCGAAATTCTTTTATAATGCAACTAAGTGTCAACGAGATGTGGGATTAATAGTTGATGCTGTTGCAGACGATGTTCTTTTGAATACTAATTTTAATTCTATTTACACAGGTGTGTCATATCAAAGAGCAAGTGCGTACGCTACTGTAACAAATACTGATCAAAAGAATCCTACATTATCATCAATGCTTGATGTTAAGCGTCAGTTGACACAAATTGATGATGTGAATGAGGCATCTGTTAATGCTATCAAATCATCAATTGATAGAGTTGTGGGAATATTCCTAAATGGGACAGGCACAGGTGAAAGCGTTTTAGATAAACTTCTTTTCCCAAATAGTTTAAATCGTCCATCAAACTATGTCGATGCTGTTAATATATTAAGAGAGAAAAGATCATATATTGAAGAAAGTGTTATTAGTGATATAAATTCAGCGATACAAACGGATAGCAATAATCCTTCAGGTACATGGTATCAGTTTACGTATGATGAAAACAAATGTCGTAGAGATTTGGGTTATTTGATTGATGCATTGTGCTATGACCTTATGTATAATAACAATGCAGGATTGATTAGAGCAGCAAATAGTTATCGTGTTGATGGCACACTTCAATTAGGAAACACAACAAATCAAACAATTGAAGCATATGATGTATTTTTAAGAAATGCTGTTCTTTTTCAACTTAACACGCTATCAAATGTAAATTCAATTATTAATTTTGATCACACAGACATTGCAGATCAAGAAACTGTAACTTCAAATAGTCATGGGTTCAACACAGGTGATAGTGTCGTGTACACTGAAGTATCAGGCGGCACGATGCCCGGTTTACAAAACGGTGACACATTGTTTGTAATTAGGGTTGATGATGATACCTTTAAACTAGCAAGTTCTTTAAAGAATGCGTTAGCATCACAGGAACTTCAATTAGTTCCTACTACTATGGGTGATTTCCGTGTAACTGGTGGCATTAATACAACAGTGTCTGAATCTATTACCGAGATTGTTGCATTTATTACTGCGGGATCACATGCCCTTCCAGAATTAGCACCGTTAAAGACGACTAATGATTCTGGAGCAACACATTCTACTCTTGTTCCTGGATTTGTTGTTGCAAGTTCCTTGATAGCTGACAACAAAGCAGAAGTGCAAAATACTGCAGGTCAAGGTATAGACATATATAGAATTAATCCACTTGAAACAATAACAACAAATTATGTCACAAATGCAAACATTGATTTTAAAAAGCGTAGTTTGATTGCTGCTAGTTCGATGACGTTTGAATACGTAGGGACAGGTACAGAAATTCAAGGATTAACTGACGGTGGTGCAGGCACAGATGATTTATACAATACACCACGAAATGATGACTTCCCAAAAACAGAAAATGAAGTCATACAAGATTCAACAACAAACTTAGGCGCTGTTTATTTCACATCGACAGATCACAAAGGTGATTTCAGAATCGGAACTGAAATGAACATAAATAGAACTGCAGGTAGAATTGAAGGAGATGCGTTTAATAGATCGCTATTCTCTGTCATGACACCATACATATTAGCAATCGAAGGCAACTAAAAATGGCACAATTAAATACATTTAAATCGTTACAATACGAATTTAAAGCTCAAGAAGAACTTATTTATACCGCACCTGTTGGTTATACTGCTATCATACTAAATGCTCAGTGTGCAAATAAGCATACTACTGATGTTTCTGTCACACTCAAACTTAGAAAAGGTGCAAATGATTCCGTGTTGGTTGATGATTTAACAATACCCGTCAATGATGCAGCAAACCTTGCAACAGGTAAATTAGTTTTACAGCAAGGTGACTCAATAGTCGGAATTGCAAGTGATACACAGAAACTCGATTTAACTCTCAGTTTTTTGGAAACTTTAGATGCGTAAATTTGCTGGCAATTATTTGTCTGGTCGTGTAAAAACGACTCCTCCCGCCGATGTAACTGACGATAGATACCTTTATCTCGGGTTAGATCAAGCGGAACCAAATCTCGGCAAACCCACAGGCGAATTAGAAGCTTTGGGTGACGAGTGTTTTGTGATGTCAAATACTGATGGGACACGACTTCTTGTTTCTCTTGGTGATGATTTAGATCTTGTTGATATTCTTGATGACCAACAGCAACCGTCAGGATTTAAACGAATCGATTTAAGCGGCACAGCAGAACAAACCTTTACGACAAACACAATTAGCGCTGTTAATTTGCAACAAGTATTAGATACTGGAGCAAAGGCACAAACTGCAATGTTAATTGCAAACATAGATCGTGTCGACCACACTACCATTCTTGTTGCATCCCAAGGATTTGGTAACGGCACGCCTGTTGCAGGTAAGATATATAGAATAGTTTCTGCAGGTTCTGGCGTAAACTGGGAGTCATTAGATGATGCTGCTGATGTTGTAAAAAATAATAAAAGTTATAGCACGGGAGCGCTAATAAAGTTAAAGAGTGGCGTTCAACCTCTAGGTACTAGCGGTTCAATGCGGCTGCAACCATCAATTGAAACATTTGGCGGTGCACAGATAGGGAAAGATTTAGTTTTAAGCGGTATTACGAGTCCTGCCCAGTTAACTGGTGACACCAATGGAATATATTTCCGAGATGGTTCTGGTACACAAAAAGTAAACAGGATTCGAGCTTATCATGCTCAAGCTTCAGGTCAAACTTACATGGAGTTGGGCCCAACAGGTGTAAGTACATCATTTAAAATATATGAAAATAGTGCTACTATGTCGGCGCCTAATTACACCACAATAGATTATACCACTAGTAAAATTTCATTGAGTGATGATACTGATTCAGATGCGAAATCAATTATACAAGGTGCTGCAACTATTGAGATAGATCCTTATCCTCATGCTAATATTGGTGGGAAAGTTGTAATCAATGGTGATCTCGATGTTCAAGGCACACAAACAACTATTAATTCGCAAACTTTAGATGTTGTTGATAATGTCATTACGGTCGCATCAAATGTAGATTCTAGCGCAAACACATCAGGTGCAGGATTGCAATTTGGTGGCACATGGACAACAGGCACAAATCCTACAATCACATGGTTCGATAATAGCACTGTTGCTCGTGTAAAAGTAAATAAAGATTTTGAAACTTCGGGTATTTACATAACAGGAAGGACTGCTGTAACAGAAGATCCTGCAACAACAATAGGATATCTGCGAAGCGATGGCACAATTGATACAAACAGTTATGTAGATCTTGATGATAATGAAAACACCACATATGGTTTAGATACTGATACAAAATCTACAAGTGATAATGACGGAAAGATTATATTAACAGGTTCAGATAATACAGTAAATAATATCATAATTCAAGGTGACAATGGTATTACTGTATCAACACAAGCGTTTCGACCTGCGGGCACCGATCTGGGTCAATCATCTGATTTAGATGCAATTATCACAATTGACGGTGCAAGCGTAACGCCAAGAACATACACAATGGCAACTGAAGATGTTGTTGATGAGACACGAGTTAATATTCGTCTCGACTCTAGTTCAGACACTGATGCTGATGACTCATTAGTCGGATTAGACGCATCGGGTAACATCTCTATTACAAGAGATGGAACTTCAGGCGTAATCACATTCGGTGATGATTTGACGCCAACATATTCAGGTGCTGATGCAGTATTAACAATAAACAATACAACTCAAAATGATTTTGATGTTGCATATCAAACTGCTGATTCAGGACAATTTACAGACGGCATCGCACTAGATGTAAACAGTAACACGCCAGGCATCGTTGCTAGATTTTCTCGAGATAATACAAGCGCATATAGTGGCGGTGGAGTGGTTCAAATTGAAGCGCCTGCAACAAGTAATTCTACACAGCATCGAGCAGACCCTTGGTTGACTTTTAGAAATTCAACTGATTCGATTTTAGATCCTGCTGATACACCTTCTACTGGTGCAACCAATACAATGGATAACACCGATAGAACAATAATGGGTGAAATAACAAATAGGGTATGGCACAGTTCTACTGATTATCCAAATTACTCCGGCATTCTTGGTGGTGATACAGGACGCAAAAGCGGTATTCGTATTTGGGGTCACAGTCAAATTGACTTTGCTGTTGCGACTACCAGAAACCACGCCGGCGGTGATAATAGCAATGGCGGCAGATCAGCAAACGACAATGCAGTAAGTATTGTACCCGAAGGATTAGTTATCTGGGATGGATACGCTGAAACAGGAAATCAGATCACAGCGGCCAGGCGAATTGGCGGGTCAACTGACGATATATACACTTTAACTTTAAAGTTTACTAATCCAGGGAGCCCGAACAATACTATCTTATTGCCGGATGTAGACGGCACTTTAGCGACTCTTGATGATGTTGCATCTGCGGGTATAAATGTCACGGACGAAGAATCATCAACCTTTGAACACAATATATTGTTTACAAACGGAACAGGCAATGATAAAACAGCATTAGGTTCTAGTGAACTTAGGTTCAATCCTAACACAGGAACATTAAGTGCGACAGCAAAATCTTTTGTGATTGATCATCCCACAAAACAGAGCATGAAATTACAATATGCTTGTCTCGAAGGACCTGAAAACGGTGTATATGTGCGTGGAAGATTGCATGATGATGATACTATTGAACTTCCTGATTACTGGACGGAATTAGTTGATGAATCAACAATCACAGTTAATCTTACGCCTATGGGTTGCTCTCAACAATTATATGTTCAAGAAATTATTGACAATAAAGTTATTGTTGGTTCTGATTCGCAAATAAATTGTTTCTATACAGTATTCGCTGAACGTAAAGATATCGAAAAACTGGTAGTAGAATATGAGGATAAATAATGGCTGCAGTTATATATGGGACTCCGCCTCCGCCAAGAATTGATGATTTGACGATTTGGGTCGATCCTGCGAATAAAAAGTGCACTAATATTAATTATGAGACGCTATATCCTCGAGGTGAAGAACCTGCTTCGATAGCAAATACAATAACTTGCTTGAAATCCGGATTAACTAATCTAAACAACGACAGCACTAAAGGGTTTGAAGCAAGATTAGGTGTTGTAAATGCTTTTCATAGTAAGTGGCATTACTCTTTCGGGACAGGATATAATCCACCTCAGTCAGCGTCTAATGAATCAACCGCCGACTTTCAATATAATCCTAGCACTAAGCATCAATATCCTACACAACCAAAATCCTGGGCTTCTTATTCAAGTGGAACTTACAATTTTTACGGATTCACCTCACCGGGACATTTTCAAGTCCCGTATCCTTTAGTGTTACCAGAAACGAGCACTTCAGGTTCATCAATGAACGAAAAAGGCATCAATGCAGTTGATGACTTGTATTTTAATAATGTAAACCCGAATAGCAGTAGTGACAGAAAAGGATTTTTTTCTAGACCATCAAAAACTTCAGAGGCCCATGGCGTATCTCCTGAGATAGATGGTAATTCTAATAATGAACCAGGGCAATTGTTTCCAACGTCCTTAAACTCTTCTCATGGTCCCGCCGCAGGCACACAGGGATCATTTAAGAGATTGATGACTGAAACTGTTGACAGGAAATTTACATCTCATTCAATTCCATCGTTCAATTCAGGATTTCATTTAAAAGTTGCTAGAAATATGCCCCAGTTGTATGCAACATCGCCTATACTATTCCAAAGAGGTGGTCATTACCACACTAAGGTTTGGGACGACAATGCGCCATTCTCTCGTCCTCATGAAAACCATATCGATCTTGAGGGGCAGATCATAAACTTATCAACTTTTAATGAATTAGACTACGTTGACTTTATTGCTGACTCAGATAGAGAGAATATAGGAGAATTATTCGAAGTTGGTCCAATTATTGATTCAGATTCTGAGTATTTTTATCACGGCGTACGCCCAGCGAATATGCAAACAGGGGTTACAGCAACTCGTACAGACACACCAATTCCGACCTGGGCGTTTGATGCCTATAGAAATCCTGTATTGCCGCTAGAGTTAGATGATGCCCTTAAAGAAAACCCATTTAACAAAGATCCTGCACCCGCAAGAATGTTCACATTAACATATGCTGGGGTTATCACCAGTGATCATGAAGAATGGGACGGAAACACATCTGGGGGTGAGTATGATTATCATAATGAAATAGCAGATGTAGGAACATTTAATTTTTGGCACGGCGATGCTGCAGTGAGTAGTCGGGACGGAAATATAAACACATTGTTTATGCACAGTGAGGGTGACTCTCCGAGCGACCAAGCACATGGGATATACAACGACATGTTCAATAAGTGGGCAACTGATAGGATACTTCTTAACAAAGAAGATTGCGATTTTAATAATCCTACAGTGAATGATAATATTGTTCCTCCGAGAACATTGTACATATATAAAAAGTCGACTGGTGAGCTGATGACTATAATAAGAAGGTCTCATGATTCTAGTCGGTTGTGGGGATATGATGACAAAGAGTATAATACCTTTCCTCGAGCAGCAGACGGGTTTGCCACACCTAATAGAGATGTTCAAGGTTGCGAATTGACAGGATTTGAAGCAGGTGAAAATAATATACCTGGTGGCGATTTTAGATTACTTAAAATGTTTAGAAGTTCTTCTGGGTATAATATAGGAGAAGAATATGTTTTTGTTGAAATGATTGATGGGTACGGAAGATCAGGGCACAGCAGGAAAAGAAATTTTATGATTTCTCCTATAAAACATCATCAACCAGATTTTTATCCAGGGGCATTCAGATTCTTCGGTTCAAGCATTTCTAATTCTCAAAACCATAACGGCAAGGGCATTGAATTTGATTACAACATTCTTGAGCCGCAACAGCACGACCTTCGAATTTTCACAATATCTCAATGGATAAGAACGAATTGGCAAAAAGGTCAACAAGTTACTCCTGCAACCACACATCCTGTAACTGGTGAAGATGTTATAAACTTTAAACGTGTAGACGGCAATACCTCGAGCAGTCGATTGATGCCATATAACGAATGGGATCATATGCCTACAACATTTTCTATAGGCGAGGAGTTGATGTGTTTTCCTGCACCATATGGAATCAATGGATTTCCTAGTAACGGCGGGAATGATAGGGTCACATACTATGGTGGCTCGAGTGGCTCGAATAACAATTATCCGTATGCCTTAAGCCCATATTTAACACTGAGTCAACAGCGTCAGCTTGCTGCAAAACTAATTGTATTAAAAGCAGTAGAGAACCCCGGTGATGGTCCGGACGGGGTCATATTTGATAAAATGTATGTAAGCAAGCACCCAACATTTGACGAAAGGATTTGCTGGGGACAGGGTAACTCTGGTAAAGACTTCGCTATCATTAATGATACAGATTCAGCATCTGAAATTGATACTGTGATTACTAGTTTAACTTTAGCAAAATTAACATTTCCAGGAATGTTTAATGAATATATTACTGATGACGGTCAACCAAGGATAGATATATCTGTCATGCAAGACACAGAGATAAAGATAGTTTACGAACGACTAACTAGTGATTATCCAGTCGAAACCTACAACGGCCAACCAAGGAAATACACCCATATTGATGTTTGTCATCGCAGTAAAAAGTTCACACCGTCTGGAGATCGAATCCCAGGATATTCATACCCTATAACAAGTGATAATACCTTAGATGGGTATGACCACGGGACGATTACTGAAGGAAACGGCGATACCCCAGGTATTCGCCTTGATAGATCAGACAAACTTTATATAGGTAGATCAAGTGGCGGATATCCTTACAACGGAACATTGACTGAAGATCAGATTTTCGCCACACTCACTTATAATTTATTGGGAGGCGAAGATGACACCGTTTCTAAATCAGGATGCTTTTGTATTCAGTTAGCATCTGCTGATGGAGCGGGTACAGGACCTAGTAATTATCCTGTTGTTGATAAGTACACATTCACAAATACACCTGAAAACACAGCACCAAATCCGCAATGGCGACATTTTAGTAATACAAGGATTGCTGACAATAATTGGCATCATGTTGTTGTAACTTATGCAAAAGCTAATCATGGCGTGAATCTCGTGCCTAATGGCAGCTGTAAAATTTACATTGATGGTAAATTAGATGCTGAATACGGATCTTCTTCTTATCCTAATGTTGGGTGGAATGGTAATGTCAACTCCAGCAATGGCGCAATTAATAGAAATTTACGCATAGGTGGAGTTCCGGCAAGCTATAAAAAGGATCTTGATACACCGATATGGTATGCAGGGGCCAATGAGTCAGCTAATCATCAGTGGTATGTAATAGCGTCTGGAGTTCCAGCAAGTAGAGCCAATGCCGTCCAGGGGTTTAGAGGTGAAATAGGACCTACTCACTTTTATGAGGATGCTTATCTGGATGAATCTGAAGTTGCTCAATTGTATCAATCTTTAAAGTCGAGGTATATTTTTAATGATTAAGAATAAAATACCGAGAAGATTACCTTGCAGTGACAGGTTGACTGCACTAGTTGACCCCAGAAATTCTAAATGTGTTGGAGGATCATCTCCCGGAACTTATGTATATGATGCTATTTCAGGAATGACAGGAAGCGTATCGCATATTGATGTAAAAAGATTCGCCGAGGCAGGTTATTTCGATTTTGGGTCTGCAGCACCTTCTGATACAAACCTAAAAGGTCGTGAGTACACATTACAATCTAATTTTGAAGGAAATGCGTGGATGAGTTTCCCACATGAATTTGGCGGTGATGCATTCAGTAATCCTGATAAGGGATACGAAGGCACATTTATGATGTGGTTTTGGGTGCCACCTAATAACGGCACAGATGATTATATAGAAGCCAGTGCAGAGAATCATACTGGAGAATATCTTACATGGCTTGCAGGCAGCCAAGTTAGTCGAACAGGTGATACTGATGTGTTTGCGCCGATTTTAACTCTTAATCCGATGTCTTCGACAAGAGCAGGTGATTTAATTGAGAGTCAAACAAAAACTCTATACGGTTTTGACTTCAAGCAAGATAACATAGTTAACCGCATTTATGATTCAACTCCTACTAAAACCAACGGGTTTTATAATAATGCAAGAACCAGGTTTCCGGCCATCAATGGTAATAACCCTGAACTTGTTAAAGGAAGGTGGCAGTGCATCGTATTTAAAGCTAAGACTTTTACAGGAGAACACAATGACGATGCGCCGAGTTATTCATATAACTTTGATCAGGCACCTCCTTTCTTAACAGAGAACATGAGAGGTGTAATGTATTCCTGCTATCACAATGGTAAGCCGCACCAGTCATCAGATATCAATAGAGTTATATGGGGTGATGAAACTGACCGATTCAATGAATTGCGAAATGATGATGAAAAAATTAAATTTAATGCATTTGGTTCTGGCCCAATAAGGTTTACCACAGGTACATATTCTGATAATAATATAACAGACACAGACGATGTTTTTAACAGAATACCTCGAGCATTTAGAGGGCGCATAGGGTTAATAGCGATATGGGATAAGGGACTATCGGATAAAGAAATTGAACAGGCATACACCGCATATAAAGATTATTATATAGATACGCCTAGGTTTGAATACGATGGACCTTTGTTTATTGGTATTGACGAAACAACTTCAGCAAACGATGCGCTTTTAACAATAAAAGAAACTTTGCCGGCGCTGGATGAATATTCTCTGCCACAGGTAGGTACCGTTATTCCTAAAATTCAACAATTAAATGCAGAAGTACAATTAGAAATAGAAAACACAGATGATTACGATAAGTTTACATTAACAAGAACATCGGGATCAGATATTGTTTCAGTTGATATATTAGAAGATTATGATTCAGCAACAAAATCGATATATAAGGTTAATCTTTCAGCTAAGGTTAATGATATTCCTGATTTAAACACTGACGATTATCTAGAAGCAATAAATTATCAACACTCTCTAGGAGGGACTAGAGATATTGCGGATTATGTAAGATCTGTTACTTCGATTCCTCTTACATTCTATTCAGTGGCATTCTTAGATGATGCAGGCAATGTATTAACACAAGATGAAACAATTGATAACTTAACGCAAGCGCAATTAGTGCAGAAAACTAAAGCTAATAATGATCCTTTCTATACCGCAAAAACAAACCTTACTAATCAGGTAGATGGTGTACAAATTTACTATTATATAGGAAATGATCAGCAATCGAGCACTTATTTTGACATAGATCAAGACGGAAATGTATATTGGGATGCGAATAATTTTATTGGGGTAACAACATGGCTTGTTGATATTAGAGCGATTATACTAGGTGCTGCAGGGCAAACATTCCAACATAAAGTATTTGTTGATCCTATACCAACCTCTGATATATTTCTTCCAAGCCGAGGGAATACATATGATTCCTCATATGAATACAATGAACTTATAGCCAGAGATTTCAGCGGGTGTACTGCATCAACCCTCCCTAATAAGTCATTCAACTATTTGACTGACAAATTTTATGATATTGATGGCATTAACACTAACTTTTTTGAATTAGTGCCGAGTACTCATGGTGTTCATAATCAATATTTTGAAATTAACAAAGCGACAGGTGCATTATTTATTGATCATCAACCTAACCCCGGGCTGTTAAGCGCTTATGATGTTACAATACGGGCAACAGAATTTGAACAGCGCAAGATTACCTCATCAGGCAGTGTTCAACCAGATTCTGGTGAATATTATGAAATTGTACACCTCGGAGAAGATGTTCCCAATAACCCAAGAACTGTACAGGATGTTTGGAATGATATTGTAGGAACCACCGGCATTACTTATAGTGTAGGGTCTACATTCTATTTGACAAATGGTCTTAATGCAACAAATATAGCATATTTCGCTGCCCAGCATGCGAATCCTCCAGTATTGAATCTGTTAAGCTCCCAAATCTCGAGAATTGAAACGGCACAGTCAACAACAATAGATATTAGGTTTATAGTACAATGTGTAAGGCAATCCATAATAACACCCGCAAATGACTTGCAAGATGTTACAGGTCTCGGCGGCACGGTTGGCACATTTACATTCACGCCTGAAATAATAAATTCTCCGAACGGTCAGTTCACAGTGAAATGGGAATATAAAATACCTTCAACTTCTGGTCTTGGGGCAACAACATCGCAACCTACTGATACCTGGATAGGATTCTCGACTGTTGTCTACAGTGCCACCAACAATGACACTGCCACTTTTCCGATATATTTGAATATCGCTTATGACAGAATTCAATTTAGGGCACGGGTAATTGCACCAGAAAATTTAGTCGGCGATACAAGCAGTAGAGAGGCAACGCTTTATGTGCCATTCTAACTCTATTGCACATTAGCTAGAATATAAATACTTAAGTAAACTAATTTTAAGAGAATAATATGGCAGATTCTGATAAAAACATTTTGATAACACCAAGAACTGACAGTTCTGAAACTCCTAGTATTGATTTCACAGGTGATAATGATTCGCCTATGAAAATGCAAATATTCGACTCGGGTGATTTAGTATTCACAGGATCTTCTGGCACTTTATTTACGATCTCTAACGATGTTTCTGATGCATTATTTCAAGTCAATGATGTTTCAGGAATATCCTTAGTAGATGTAAATGACTCTGGAGCAATTAGAATGGCGCCAAATTTATCAGGCGGGCATCTCTTAATAGGGTATGGCCAGCTGAGCACTCTTCATTCAATTGCAAATCAGAGTGATAGATTTCAGGTTAATGGATCGATATATGTTGATGGTGATATTAAAACTGCAACTGGTGTCACAATCAAACCATTAGGTTCAGCGCTTGCTAATAATGCGACAGGTAATCCGGGCGACATAAAGGTTGATGCAGATTACATATATGTTTGTACCGCCACAGATACTTGGAAACGAGCTGCTCTGCAAGCTTGGTAATTAATCGGAGACAATAATGGCACAGCCAACAACTAAAAAAGAATTCAAAGAATGGTGCCTCAGGAAACTAGGTAAACCAGTCATTGAGATTAATGTTGACCAGGATCAAGTTGATGATCGTGTTGAAGAGGCATTGTCTTATTATTGGGATTATCATTTCGATGGTGCTGAAAGAATTTATTACAAACACGAATTGAAAGGATCTTACCTTACTGTTGCAGATGCGACAGGTTTTGCTGTTGACGATACTGTAACAGGCGCAACAAGTGGCGCTGAAGCAAAAATCATTTCAATTGAAGGTAACAATATTTACTACAAAGATTTGATTGATAGTGATGTGCCATTTCAATCAGGTGAAGATGTAACAAGCACAAGTCAAAGCACGCAAACTGCAATCAGTTCAATATACAAAGGATTGCATGAAGCAGGTTATATCACAATGCCTGAAAACATCATTGGAGCAGTTAAGGTTTTCGAGTTAGGATCTAACATCACTGCAGGTTCAGGTATGTTTAATGTTCAATACCAATTTGTTCTAAATAACTTACATGATATTGTCAACTATAATTTAACACACTTTTACATGTCAATGCAAAACCTGCAATTTATGGAAGAGCTTCTAGTTGGCATGACACCTATAAGATACAACAGACATGTGAACAAGTTGTATTTAGACACAAAGCATGATCGGTTAGCGATAGGAAAATTTGTCGCAGTCGAGGCTTACAAAATCGTTGATCCTGAAGTTTATCAAGATGTTTACAAAGATCGATGGTTACAGAATTATGCATCAGCGAAGATCAAGTATCAATGGGGTTCAAACCTCACTAAATTTAATGGCATGACATTACCCGGTAATGTGCAGTTTAACGGCGAACAAATTTTAAACGATGCTAGAGAGGAAATACAACGGTTGGAAGAGGATATGATTACTTCATACTCTTTGCCCGTTATGGACATGATAGGATAGCGTCATGGCTAAAAATTATTATTTCGAAAATTTTGAAAACTCGATGGAGCAGTCTCTTGTTGAAGACCTTGTTATCGAGTCGATTAAAATTTTCGGGGTTGATTGTTATTACATACCCAGAGTAACACAAACAAAAGTTCCTGCGCCAAGAGAAACAGCGAATGCTGTTATCGCTCCTGATAACATTACAGGTGGGGAGATCACAGGCGTCACATTTTTGAACAGAGGGTTCGGATATCTTTCTGTGCCAACAATAACAATCGGCGATCCTGCATCTGGAACAACAGCAACTGCAGAGGTTAATCTTACAAACGGTGTAGTTTCTGGCGTGACTATTACAGATGGCGGCTCGGGTTATGATGTTAATAATCTGCCGTCTGCTGACATTCAAGAGGTTACAGAAACTAATGTAGGGCAACTCGCTTATATTGATAGTGGATACGATGATCTTTTAAATGAGGATTCGCTTCCGTCATATAATTCATCATATGAAGTTGAGATGTATGTTAAAAATGTTGATGGGTTTGAGGGTGAAGGTGATTTCTTATCAAAATTTGGTTTACAGATACGTGATTCAATGACTTTGACAGTTGCGATGAGAACCTGGGAAGAAGAAGTGGCGTTCAATGTTGAAGATGAACGTGTGAGACCTTTAGAGGGTGATCTAATATTCTTCCCGCTAAATAAAAAGATATTTAAGATTATGCATGTTGAACACGAAGCAATATTCTATCAAATGGGATCATTACAATCATATGATCTTAAATGTGAACTATTTGAATACAGCAACGAAAGATTTGACACAGGTATTAGTGAAATTGATGACTTGTATGACAGATACAAAACAGTCGTTTCAAACACTGACAATAAACTAGAAGATGCTGTTGACATTGTGACACAAGATGTAGGTGAAAACGCTGATAACTTTGTTATAGAAAATACAGGTGATAACATCCTTGACTTTAGTGAAGGCAATCCATTTGGGGAGAAATTCTGGTAATGTTCGGGA